ATTCAAAAGAAGTCGAAAAAAGATTGTTAAAAATGATTGCCCCCCTCCCGGTAGAAATACCTATAGGCCCCGGTGAAAGTACCGATACCCCCCCCGGTAGAAACACCGAGGATATAATATATAAAATAGATAATATAGATTATAGAAAAGATATAGGCAATGTTCCTGCGGAACAGTTGCCGAATGATTCTGAAAAAGAAACTTCCAAAACTAATTTAAATAAAACCCTCCAAAGAAAAGCAACAAAAGTTCTTTCCAGACTTAACCAACTTGGCTCCAAACCAAGAGGGTTTCGGCCAGTTCCTGAAAATTTGAAATATATAATATCCCGCCTGAAGGATGGGTTTTCCGTACAGGATTGTTTTTATGTCCTAGAAACAAAAGTCCATGATCCATATTTTCAAGAGCACCCAAACTATTTCAATCCAGAAACTTTATTCCGCCCCAAAAACTTCGAAAAATACCTGAATGAAAAAATACAGGACTACGAAAAGAAACAACCAGGTGTTGCCAATGGCTCAGGGGTCTCCGGCAATATTGATTATTCACTCAGGCCAGGAAGAGACAAAAAAATAAAAGTCGACAAAACCAATTGGGAGAAATATGAAATCTAAAATGTATTGTGCTTTTTTGCCAACCCTTGAAAATAAACTCCAAGAAGAAGTCAAAAACCAAAAATGCCAATGCGGGGAAAAAGTAAGTTTCGGCTGCAACGATCAATGCCGGCTTTGTTATTATACCAATAAATTTCAATCCAAAAGTATCTTAGCCCATCTTACCGAAGCCGGTGTCCCATCGAAGACCGCCCGTAGAGTGCTGAGAATGACCCAAGACTCGACCGAAAACAAAAAGGTGGCCTCATCTATCCCCATCCCCGAAACCTTTAAACAAAGCCTATTCTTGCCTGGTAAGGCCGGTATCGGAAAAACGACCTTCGCCGTTTCATCCATGCTCTATCATATGGAGCAATACAATACGGTCAAGGAGCATTTGAATCCCCGCGCCACTTTTCTTTTCGAAACATCCCCGCAGCTGATCCAGAATCTTCAGAAATCATTTAAGCTCTCCGCCGGGGAAGAGCAGGCGATCATGGATAGATACAAGAATGTGGATTTTCTGATCTTAGATGATTTTGGAGTGGAGAAGCCAACTGAGTGGGCTTTCACGGTAATGTATCTGATTTTGACCCATCGGTATGAAGAGGATAAGCAGACCATTTTTACTAGCAATTTCAGTATTGATCAGATTGCCAAGCGGTATGGAGATGAGCGTTTGACCAGGCGGATCATGGATTGGTGCAATATATTTGAGTTGTCGTAAAATAAATCAGCAGAAAATTGATTGAAAAAAGTATAATAGGATAGAAGAAAGATTGAAAGTAATTGAAATTAACCAATAACTGGAAATTAAATGTTTCTTGTCTATCATATAGAACCTTGGAGTGGCGAATGGGATTTCACGCGGGCCGACTCAGCAGCTTGGCCGCGACCATTGCTCTCCGATAAAACGGTTACACCAGGGCAATCCACTGGTGAGCGGATTGGCTCCGCACAATATGATTATGGTTAACGCAGATTCTCAAAGCGCCCGGCCATACTGAGAATGGCTGTAACTTCCGGCGCAATGACAGAAATAGGAAGATATAAAACATAATCTCCTCTTTTAGAGGCCTGCTCAAAGACCCCATACCTGAAAAGGATGGGGTTGTGGCAGTGAAACCGGGGCGATAACGCAACTGGTAGCTCAAGGCCTGTCACGCCTTGGTGCGGGTTCAATCCCCGCTCGCCCTTTTTGAAAGAAACCGAATGGTGCTCGGAAACGCCAACAACAACCGAATGGAGGTAGAGCCATGTAGAGCCCCTAAAAAGGGCAAGCAAGAAATCACACAGGCGATAGCCAACTAAGCAACAGATCACAATCTGATCGGCCCAAAAAGAACAGAAGTTCTGAAAAGGGCTTACCCCCATACCTTCCGAGGATGGGGCTTTTTGGGTAAAAAGATAAACAAAGTTCATAAGGAGACCAAAGTGAAAGACGATGATTGTACACCTCTTGATGGAATGCCATGGTGGGCAAAATGTCTTTGGTTTGTATATCTTGTTTTGTCAATAACCATTATGGGGTCTGGAATAATTTATTTAAAACAACTTATCTGGGGATAAAATGAATGTAAATACCAATCACTTAGTAAATGTTGAATATGACGCTCCAGCACCAGAGGGGTATGATTTATTACCAGAAAGACTGAATCGTGCCGCTCGGAGGAAATTAGGTAAAGATAATAGCGCTTATGTCAGCAAAACCTCCGGTGGAAAATTATCTCGATGGGCAGCTAAACAAAGAAAAATCAAAAACGGAATAAATAAAAAATTATGAGAATCAGTATGTGTAAAGACTGTGGTTTTCATATTTGCCGATGCGGTACGAAAAGAATGAAGGGTATTTTAAATACCCCCGAACCGCCACCAATCAAAAACAATCACCCGGCCGTTTGGGATCTCGTTTTGGCCGATATGAAAGAACGAGATGAGATTGGCGAACAGAAATATGATACCAGGCTGCAGCCTTTTAATGGCCGAGATCCTCTGGTAGATGCATATCAGGAGGCTTTGGATTTGGTGGTTTATTTACGCCAGGCAATTTACGAACGAGATAATCATGAAAATAAATAGCAGATGGTCAATGGAAAAAGCCGACTGGGACCGAACATTTCAGCAGTATACCAATCGAAGAGTCATTTCACTGCCGGACAAAGAATTGGAGATGGTGCTAAAGAAGACTGAACGCGGAGATATTCTGCAGTTTATCGGCGGTCCAACTGGACATGAATCTTACTATGTCTCCGACTTGCTGGGAACATTTGCGCCGGATGGTTCAGACAATTTTTGTATCTGTGCCGGGACTGTCAATAGCTGGCCAATGTGTATTGTCTCGCGGAAAGAAGTTTTTGACTTTCTTCAGAAGGGGAAACTATGAAAATAATCAAACCAAGCGTTCAATTTTACGGAGCCGTACCAACAGAATACAATGCCGCTCTCAAGTTTATCGAGATGGCCGGCAGAACCTGCTACAAATCAGAGGACAAGATCACTGAAAATAGTGCAGAAGGATTCGTCAAGAAGCTGATCAAGGCAGGGCATCTGGCTATGGTTGAGCACTCGAATTTTGTGGTACGAACTCGCAGGATGGACTATCCAGTTATTCGACTGCAAGGACAGGTCGGCAAGTATCTTACCGTTTTGGATGATTCTGAGTACACATACATCGGAGGAAGCCTCACGGCATGGTACCAACAGGGGCTTAATATAAGGTGGGCCTCTTATTATTTCAGGCCATTCATAGAGAATTACGGCCATTTGTTTGGTACCCCAATGCCTAAAATAACCGACCAATGGCAGCTCTGCCCTCACGATGAAATCCCAAAGCAACTTCACCGCTATTCAGCAAAATTCATTTGTGATCGCGGAGTCAGTCATGAGTTAGTAAGACACCGTCCTTGTTCTTTTGCCCAGGAGAGTACTAGGTATGTGAATTACGGCGGCAAGGATATGGAGTTCATTGAGCCAGAAGACCTTGAGGGATGGCCAGATGATACATACCGACAATTTATGCTGGCTTGCGAAGATGCTGAGACTGCGTATCATTATATGGTAAAACCTGAAGGACCTTTGTCGCCTCAACAAGCCCGAGCCGTTCTGCCTAATGCACTGAAGACTGAGATCGTGGTAACGGCTGATGCAGCAGAGTGGGCGCATATCAGGAAACTGCGAACAGTGAAATCGGCCCATCCAGATATGCAGCGGATAATGAACATGATGCCTTGGGAGGAATTTTTATAACTAAGGCATCAATGAAGCGTGGGTTTCGGTTGGGCGCCCCATAACCAAGGAGCCGACAGGCGATTACTTGGAATTCCCCTAATAAGGGTAATGGCAAAATTGAAAGATTTTGCAAACCGATGACAGCCAGGAAAGACTGGCATTTCATTAATAATAGAAAAGAGGATAAAAAATGATTGATCTAAAACAAATAGAACTGAAGGAATGGCAAGAGCGAAATTTTCCCCGCTCCCGATATGAAGCAATGACCAAGGATCAACTTATCGATATGATTCTTGCCATGCAATTCACCCTTGGAATGGCCGAAGAGGTTGGTGAAGTAGCGCATCATATCCTGAAAGGAATCCAGGCAATCAGGGGCGGGATTAATGGTTTCAATATCAATCAGATTGCCGATGGAGTAGTTGATTCTGGCGTATTTGGTCAGCAACTTCTTTCTCATTTTGGGGTTGATTCGGAAAAAGAAACATCCAAGGTTATCGATGAAGTATTAAAACGGAACTGGATTGAGAACCCCGCTGGAGATAATAAAGAAATTCAGCAAAAATACTGTACTTGTCTCGATGAAGGGTTAAAACCTACTATATCATACGATGCAAAATTCGATAGAGATTTTTGCGATGGTTGTAGTTTGCCTCTTTGGCCTTAATCGTGAGTTCCCAATTCATCGAGCGCCGAATTGCCATCGGCCTGATTACCAATAACCAATACCTGCGGGAAATAGCCCCCGTATTTAATGCCGATCTCCTCAAGGACGAAGCGGCAAAAAAGATTGCCTCCTGGTGTATCCGGTATTTCAATAAACACGGAAAAGCGCCCCTGGAAGATATTGGCATCATCTTTGAATCATATACCAGGAGGGGAAAACTCAATCAGGAAGAATCGGAGGATATTGGTAGCATCCTTGATGACCTGAGTGATGAATATCAAACCCAGGCTGAGAACAATCCGGAAGTCCTGATCGATGAAACTTTCGCATACTTCGATGAAAACAGGCTGGTTCGCCTGGCGGATGATATCAAGGCCGAGGCCCAGCGGGGGAACCTGCTAGAGGCCAATGTACTGCTTGCTACCAATAAGCAAATTCAACGAGCGGTAAATATAAATCATGACTTCTTCGCCGACGATATTACCAGGACGCAAAAAATCTTTGAAGATATCCAGGAACCGATTGTCGAGTACCCTGGCAAGCTTGGGCAGCTCTGGAACCGGCATTTCGTTCGTGGCGGATTTGTTGGATTGCTAGGTGGTGAAAAAACCGGTAAAACCTGGTTTCTGGCCGATATTGGATTCCAAGCCCAGCGAACCGGTAAGAAAGTAGCCTTCTTTGCGGCCGGCGATATGAACCGGGAGGAAATGGAGCTCCGGAAATATATCTATATGGCCAGGAAATCCAATGAGCAGGAATACTGCGGGGAATTGATGATCCCGGTAGTTGATTGCTTCTGGAATCAGAATGGCCAGTGCCCAGCTGGCTGCGGGGAATCGCCAATCCGGGGAGACAAACCGCCAGCCTTCAAAGACATCCAACAGGTTTATGCCGATGCCTTTGAGCAATACGGAAGCGACCATACCCCATGTACCAAATGCCAGGGTAAAAAAGAATTTCTGGGAGCGCCATGGTTCAAGGTCCGGAATAAGATTGAACCCCTGAACTGGAAAGAGGCTTACAATATTGAGCGCAAATTCCAAAAGCGATTCCGGGGGGCTGGTTGGAACTTTGCTGATTATCCGGCTTATACCCTCAGTCCGAAAATGATTGATAATCAATTGGCTATCTGGCACGAAGGCGGCTTTACAGCCGATGTCGTCTTGATTGATTACCCGGATATTATGGCTCCTGACTTGGAAGACCAGCGGATGGATTTCCGGCAGAAAGAGAATATGAAGTGGCTGAAGATCCGGGCCTTGGCCCATAAATGGCATTGCCTGGTTGTTTGCCCGACACAGGCCGATGGAGCCAGCTATGGCAAGGACTGGTTGGATCTCTCCAATTACAGCGAGGATAAGCGAAAGTACAGCCATACAACTGCCTTCTTTGGTCTCAATCAAACCGATGGGGAAGCTGAGCTGGGGTTATTCAGAATTAATCAGTTAATTGTTCGAAGTGGGAAGCGAGGAAAGAAATATGCAACTATTTGCCAGCGGCTCGAAATGGGCCGACCATTTTTAGGAAGCTATTAAAGGAGAAAATATGATCACAGTAACCAAAAAGTTTAGTTTTTGTTATGCCCATCATTTACCGGAGTATGATGGAGACTGCTCCCGCGTTCATGGCCACAACAGTAATGTGGAGGTCGAATTCACCAATGAGTATGGTCAATTACCAAGACCATACCCGGGCATGGTAATTGACTTCAAGGATATCAAAAGGATTGTCGAGCCGATTATTGACCAACTCGATCATCATTATTTGAATGATATCCTCGAACCTTTTAATCCCACCGCCGAGACCATCGCCAATTGGATTGCCGGCCGGATAATGGAAACCCCAATCGGAATGGGTTTGATCCGGGTGCAGGTTTCTGAAACAGATGATTCCTTTGCCACCTGGAGAAAAGCATGAAAACAAAGATTAATATCATGTCGATTTTCTTTTCGATTTCCGGGGAGGTCAATATCTGGCCGCAAGGCACCCCGACTATTTTCATCCGTTTTGCTGGTTGTAATTTAAATTGCCATTATTGTGATACCAAGCAGTCAATCAATGCTACCGGCACCCAGATGACCGTTGAAGAAATAATCGAGCAGATCAAACCTTTCAATTGCGAGCGGGTTTTGATTACCGGTGGAGAACCCCTCTTGCAAAAGAATGGCCTGCAGGCATTGATCAGAGAACTTGATATCCAAGGATATATGACCAGCGTTGAAACAAATGGAACGCTTCCCCTGGATATCCTGCCTGAGCATCCGGATTGTTGGGTGGTTGATATCAAGATGCCGGGGAGCGGGGTTTCTGGTTCATTGATCCTTCCTGAAACGCACCTTAAAAAAATTGAATCAACGGATCTCGTGATTTTCAAATTCCCGATTGAGGATGAATGGGACTTTCTGGTGGCAAAGAGAATTATAAACGAACTTGATAAAACCGCGGCCGGCATAGCTCTTTCCCCGGTTCTTCCCTTAACCGCGGCTCAATTATGGGAATGGATGGTCGAAGATGGATTGACCCACTGCATTCTAAATACCCAGATTCATAAAACAATTTGGCCTGACTCAAAAATTGAGAGGTAATTTTTCAATTTATTTTGCCGGAATGTAAAATATTTCCGTAGAAAATTATTCGAAAACAGTATAATAGGATAGAAGATAAAAATGGTCATTGTGGCCATTTGCCAGGATTTCCAAACCAAGAATAAAGGAGAACTACCATGAGTGAACCCAAGCGCCCCGAACTGATTGCCGCCGCAAAGGAATTGAATACCCTGCTGGACCCCGACCCCAAGATCAAGACAGTCGGTGTAAAAACCGATGAATTGACCAAGGCCATTGTGGTCGCTGCCGGCCTGCTCGACAAAGGGGATTCCCTGACGACCGAAACCCACGCCGTCCTCTGCGCCCTGGAAATTGAATTGCCGGAAGGTCTGGTTATTGCCGCCGCCGATGCAGGTGATGAAAATGGCGACGATGTCCCGGAAGAGAAAAAGCCCGAGCCGATGATCGAGCGGGAAGACCTGGTCTCCTTGATAGAGGAAATGAACAAGGTCATGGATCTTGATCCGGCAATTGAAGCCAGTGAGAAATCCAGCATCGACGGCCTCAAGAAACTGATCCATGATAATTGCTACGACAAGGGTGAGTGTCAGGTTTTCGATACCGACAAATTCAGCGCCGAAGCATGGGAAGTCCTGACGGCGCTGGGAGTGCAGGCGGTTATTACCAAGAAGGCCAAGGACAAACCGGCAAAGGCCGAGAAGCCCGCCAAGGCCGGAAAAGGTAAGGATAAACCGGTCAAAGCCGAGAAGGCCAAAAAGGACGGTTCGAACCTGAAAGGCCCTGGCGTCATCAAGACCATCGCTACCACAATCAAGGAGCAGGGGCCGATTACCAAGGAGGGAATTCTGGCGGTGTTGGTCGAGAAGTTCCCGGATCGCGATGCCGTGGCCATGAAAAAAACCATCAATGTCCAGGTGCCGAATCGCATCAACAAGGAACAGGACTTCACCATCGAAAACAGCGACAAGGGTTGGAAGGTCGCCAGCAAAGCCAAGAAATAACCGATCCATTTCATTTTCAGAAAAAGCCGGTACCCAATCCGGCTTTTTGTTTATCCTCTCATTTCATAAAGGTGATTTATGAAAATCGTCTTATCATTATCCGGCGGGATGGATTCCGCTGCCTTACTCGGGACCCTCCTCGGGACTGGCAATGAAGTTTTTGCCATCTCGTTCTTCTATGGCTCAAAGCATAATCAGTATGAACTGGAAGCGGCCCGGAAACTTGCCGATCATTACGGTATCAAGCGGCAGTCAATGGATATCTCCGGAATCTTTGCCGGGTTCAAGTCGGCCCTACTGAAAGAAGATTCCCGATCAATCCCGGAAGGCCATTATGAAGACCGGACCATGGTACAAACGGTCGTACCTGGCCGGAATATGATCTTCTCGGCTATCCTTGCGGGGTTGGCCCAATCATTCGAATACGACGCAGTAGCACTCGGTATCCATGCCGGGGATCATGCCATCTATCCGGATTGCCGGCCTGCCTTCAAGGAAAGTATGGATCTGGCCATCAAAACCGCTTCTGAGTATTCGGTTTCCTTGTATGCCCCTTTCCTGGGGATGAGTAAAGGAGATATCGTCAAGATCGGGATGGAGCACAAAGTTCCTTTTGAATTGACCCGTACCTGTTACAAGGATCAGTTTTATTCATGTGGAAAATGTGGGTCGTGTACTGAAAGATTGGAAGCATTTGCCGAGAATGGTCTGGTCGATCCGATTCAATATGCAGAGTAGAAGGGGGTCACTACTGGAAGCTGGGTTAAATATCGGGACCGGCTTTTTTATTTCGTGGATGGTTACCCCGCCCATCCTGCATCTTTTTGGCTATTCAACCTCGGTATCAAAAGCCTTTGGCATCACCGTATTTTATACAGTAATCTCTTTTATCCGCTCCTATATCTGGAGAAGGATATTTAATAGGAGGCTCCGTGAAAAGAATTATTACAAATGAAGAAGTAGAGAAGAAATGTTATGATATTTGTGGGAATATCAGAGATGGCGGAAATTTTTATGGGGTTCCAAGGGGAGGCATCGCCCCTGCATATCTTCTAGCTGGCATTTGTAAAGGTGGAGTTGTGAATAGGCCTGCCGAAGCCGACTATATTATTGATGATCTCATTGATTCAGGATCAACAAGAGATCGATATACAAAGCTTTATCCCACTACCCCATTCATTGCTCTTTTTGAAAAGACTGATCCAATGGAATGGTTGGTCTTTCCATGGGAAGTTACTGAGCAGGGCCATGACACCTCTGCGGAAGATATCCCATCGCGCTTTTTAGAATTTATCGGGGAGGATTTAAATCGGGATGGATTAAAAGAAACTCCAAAACGAATGATTAAAGCCTGGAAAGAAATTTTCAGCGGATATGAACAAAATCCCTCTGATGTTATAAAAACTTTTGAATCAGATGGATATGATCAAATAGTCCTTTTACGGGATATTGAATTATATTCCATGTGCGAACATCACGCATTACCATTTGTAGGCCGAGCGCATGTCGCCTATATCCCTGGAGGCAAGGTTATTGGTATTTCAAAGCTCGCAAGACTGATTGATATCTTTTCCAAAAGATTACAAATTCAAGAGAGAATAGGTGATCAGGTAACATCAATTCTCATGAATGAATTGAATGCCCAAGGTGCCGCTTGCATAATTGAAGCGGATCATTTCTGTATCAGAATGAGGGGAGTCGGAAAGCAGCATTCTACTATGGTCACCTCTTCAATGAAAGGCGTATTTTTAACTAAGCCTGAAGCAAGATCCGAGTTATTGAGTTTGATCCGGACATAAGAATATACTTTTCCTGATTTTAAAATAGGGGATTGACTCAATGAGAATGTGGGGAGTGGAACCTAGCCTTCTTTGTCAACAACATCTTCTCGGGGAGCACGTCGAAATGCATATGTTCGTCGGGACTATCCGGAAAGGAATTTCCATTCAGGGCTATATTGATAAGGGTTTAGTCGATCCAGCAAAAATAAAACAGAGGCACGAAGAATTATCCGCCGAGATGGTATTTCGAGGAATGAATCATAATTCTCCCCTTCTCAGTTTCAGAAAGAAGCCAGCATGCGAGATAGATGCTTTGGGGAATAAGAAAGAATTGCATCGTAGGTGCCCTGCTTGCCGGGAGAGAATCGAGGGTATTGAATGAAAATCTATTTGGCCTCTGGATACTCGGTTATGAATACCAAAGGCAGAGAGCGGTATTTCGCCGATAAACTTTAAGTTTATCGGCGTCTGATATCATTCCATGATCTCTCCAGAGGCAATAAAATAATGAACGTAATTAACCTGAATAAAAAGTCATGAGGATCTATCTTGCCGGCAATACCCCTGACCGAGTAAAAGAAGAAAAGCTATTTCGAAAGAATGGAACTTGCCCCCCCCCGCAGACTCATGGCTTATCATTATCTTATCTGTGATAAATCGGTAATGGAGATGTTTAAATATTTCATCCAAGGTTTCATCCAAAAGAAATGAAGATTTATTTAGCAGGGGTTCCGGGGGGGGGCAGTCCCGGGTATTGCAAAAGGGAGATTGAACTGATTGATAAGCGCCTATTTAAAACCAGATTGCATTCTTTTTATCATCTAAAAATCACGAATAATAGTATAATAAAGCAGAAGAAAAAGAAATTGTAAATCATGAAAATCAACTTTGCCGGCACCCCAGGAATGAGAGAGAGAGAGAGAGGAAATGGCAAAGTCTGATTAACAAGCGCCTGCTCTCTTTCTGGGATATTTATCAAAACCAATTTAATATACCATTTGCCTTCGAACTATCTATGGAAACTAAAGTCGACATCTTCCTTGACTCCGGCGCTTTCTCGGCATTTACCCAGGGCGTAGAAATCGATATTAACGAGTATATCGATTTCATCAAAGCCCACAAGGATCATCTTGAGGTCTATGCCAATCTTGATGTTATTGGTTCCCCAGAAGGTACCTGGCGAAACCAGCGGCGTATGGAGAAGGCCGGGGTCAATCCCCTGCCCTGTTTCCATTATGGGGAAGATCCCAAGTGGCTGCAGATGTACTTATCCAGAGGCTATGATTATATTGCTCTTGGCGGCATGGTTCCCATCTCGACCCCTGACCTGAGAATTTGGCTGGATGATATCTGGAAAAATTACCTGACCGATAAAGACGGGATGCCAATCATCAAGGTGCATGGCTTTGGCTTGACCAGTAACTCCTTGATGCGGAGATACCCGTGGTGGTCCGTTGATAGTACGAGTTGGGTAATGACCGGTCGGATGGGTGGGGTCTATGTCCCGAAATTCAAGGATGGAAAATATGATTATTCCGAGGACTGCTGGAAGGTCCAGGTCAGTAATCGCAGCCCCAGCAAGAACGAAGCAGGCAAGCATTTGGAATCCTTTTCCCCAATTGCCCGACAGAATATTGAAAAGTATTTTACCGCCAAAGGGTTCAAGGTCGGGGTATCCAAATTCCGGGTGGTTGATGCCAAGTATGAATTGAAAGACGATGAGAAATGGAATGGTAAGGAAGCCGGCGGGAAGCGGGAGGTTGAAAAGATAATTGAGGGGGGTCTTTCCAATGATTACAAGCAACGGGATGAACTAAATATTATCTATTTCCTGGATCTGGAAAAGAACTGGCGGGCCTGGCCGTGGCCGTTTCAACCAAAGGTATCGAGGAGTTTTTCCCTGTGAAATTGTATCTCGCAACCTGGCTCCTGGAAATATCACAAGGGGAATCCCTGACCAAAGCAAATGGCCGGCATCGCCTCTTGAGTTATTTCCATACTAAGGAAAAAGAAGCGGATTTTGATCAATATTGTAAAACCGGGACCAATCGAAAAGATGAAAATATACTTAGCAAGCACCGCACCAGGCCATGAGGGGGGGGCGGATCTTCCTGCTTTAAAAATCAATAAGCGCCTTTTATCATACCATCATATACTCGGGAATAACTTCGGTTCTACTATCGTATTCAATGCCTTAATAGGAGAAGAGCATGCAGTTAAAAAGAACGGAATTGATAGCCGCCCTGGAAGAAGTAAAGCCAGGCCTCGCCACTAAAGACATTATTGCGCAATCAACCAGTTTTGTTTTTGCTGGCGATTCAATCACGACTTTCAATGATGAAATATCGGTTTGGAAACCATTTAAATCCAAGATCAACGGAGCTGTCCGAGCCAATGAATTGTATTCCCTCCTTTCTAAAATCAAGGATGAGGAAATTGAAATTGGTATCGTCGAAAACGAATTGATCATCAAGGGAAAGCGGAGTAAGGCCGGCATCAAACTGGAAGCCGAAATAATGCTCCCGCTGGATGAAGTCGATATCGAGCATACCAAATTTACCAAGCTGCCGGATAACTTCCTGAAGGCCATTTCTATTGCCAGCTACTGCGCCGCCAAGGATCTGAGCAAACCTCTTTTAACCTGCGTCTATATTGATGGCGAGGTCGTGACTGCTTCCGATGATTTCCGGATCATTCAGGTTAATTTTGATGCCGAGGTCAAATCCGAACCAATCCTGCTGCCGGCATCGGTTGTCAAATTCCTGGTTAAGTATGATGTCAAGCGCCTTTCTCATTCCCCCGGCTGGATTCATTTCCATGCCAATGACGGGTTGATTTTCTCGGCCAGGACCCTGGCCGGCAAATTTCCGGAGGTTGAACAATTCCTTGAAGTGAAGGGGAAGGAACTTCATTTCCCGGCTGGGGTTTTGGAGATGCTGGATCGAGCCGGGGTATTCACAGCGGATTCAGCAAGTGGTGATTTTGTGACGGTAGCGGTCGAAGATCGAACCATGATCATCAAGGGGAAAGGGGATTATGGATGGCTGGAAGAAACGGCCAATTGTAAATACAAAGGGGAGAAAATCGAGTTTGATGTCGATCCTTCTTTCCTGATTGATATCCTCAAGAATTTACGGAAGTGCATAGTCGGGAATGGGGCTTTGTTGTTTGAGGGGGATGATTTCAGGCATGTAGTTGCGCTGGTTGGGTAGTGAGGCTGATATGAAGGATATCAGAGTTTTTGAAACTACAATATCTAATAAAGATATCAGAGAGGATAATGAAAATAAAAGGCGAATAGATGAACTTCTTGATTTATTTGCCGAAGGAACTCCAAAAATGATTCCAGAGTTTTCTGTTATCCAAAAATGTATAATAACACATTTTGAGTCATCGAATGAAACTCCATTTTTTACAAAATTTAGATTTGAAGCATTGCCAGTAATGGAATTCGATAAGGGTAAATCATGAGTTTTTGCCACCTCCATCTCCATAATGAATACTCCGTCCTTGATGGAGTCGGGACTTCTAAGCAATATGCGGCCCTGGCCAAAGAACTCGGACAAACCGCCTTGGCCCTCAGCAATCACAGCAATATTGACGGAGCAATAGAACATCAAAAACAATGTCTTGAAGCCGGCATAAAGCCAATTATCGGAGCAGAGATGTATCTCGTTCCGGATATGACTATCAAACAAAAAGGTGAAACTCGATATCATATTACTCTACTTGTCGAGAATCAAACTGGCTGGCGAAATCTTCTGCAGCTCCTGACCATTGCCAATATCGAAGGGTATTATCACCGGCCTAGGATCGATCATAAAACCCTCCTGAAACATATTGATGGCCTGGTAATCCTTTCGGCCTGTTCCATGTCTTATCTGCTTCTTGATACAGATAAACGGATGATCAAGAATTATTTTGAGGCGCTTGGAAAGGATCGGGTTTTCCTGGAGGTCATGCCACACGATATCCCCGAGCAGATAAAGGTAAATAAACTGGCCCTGAAGATATCCAAGGAACTCGGGATTCAAATCGTCGCCACCAATGATGCTCATTACCCGACCAACGAAGCAACCAAGCATCAAGAAATACTCCTGGCAATCCAATCGAAAAGAACCTGGAATGATCCGAATAGATGGAAATTCAATTGCACCGGCCTCTTTCTCCGTTCAGAGGAAGAAATGGTTGCGGCTTTCCAGGATCAAGGGGTTTTAACTGACCATGAGATCCGGAAGGCAATCAGGATGACCGGCAAGGTCGCCAGGATTTGTGAAAACTTCCGGATTGAGCAACAAGAAGTATATCTGCCAAGTATCAAGAAATCGTTTAATGATGAATCTGAATTATTGTTTCTTGAGAACATGGTTTATAAAGGATTGAAAAGGAGAATCAGGGGGCGAACTTTTGAGGAATTGAAACCATACAAAGAACGAATCGAAATGGAAATGAAACTGATCATCTCCAAGAAGTTCGTTCGCTACTTTCTCATTGTCTGGGATCTTATCCAATGGTGCCAAAAGAATAATGTAATGACCGGGCCTGGTCGTGGTTCGGCAGGCGGGTGTCTTGTTGCTTACCTTTTATATATCACTGATTGCGACCCTCTCATCTATGGTACAGAGTTTTTTCGGTTTGTCTCGGAAGAGCGGAAAGATTTACCGGATATCGATATGGATTTTGAGGATATCCGGAGAGATGATGTTCGTAAATATCTTTCTGATAAATATGGTGAGTATAATGTAGTTGGCCTTTCCAATTTCCTGACCATGAAAGGAAAGGGCGTACTTCGTGATGTAAGCCGCGTTTTCGATATCCCCTTATCAGAGGTCGACTTTGCTGCCAAAGCGATGGTAGAGGCTGAAGTAGGCCAGGAGATCGAGAAGTCTTTCAATGAGGTTCCGGAGTGCCGGAGATTCGGTCAGAAATATCCGGAAGTGATTGAGGTGGCCCAATCTATCGAAGGACAGATCAGGGGGCATGGCCAGCACGCGGCTGGGGTCTGTATTTCCGAAAAGGATCTCCGGGAAGGCCACAACTGCAATCTTGTTACCCGGGCCGGTACCATTGTGGCCAATTGGGATATGCGGAATGCAGAGTATTGCGGGTTGATGAAACTAGATATCCTTGGCCTCTCCGCCCTGACCATCCTGAATGAATGCCGGCGGATGGTAAAGCAGAACCATGGGATAGATATCAACTACAAAAAAATTGCCTTTGATGATCCGAAAGTCTTTGCTGAAATATCCGAGGGTAATACGGTCGGGGCTTTTCAAATTGGTTCAAGCGGGCTGACCAATTATTGCAAGGAACTTGGGGTCGAAAACTTCCAAATGCTCTATGCGGTAACGGCCCTGTGGCGTCCTGGCCCTATGCAATCCGGGATGACCGAACTATATTCCAAGAGGAAACGAGGCAAAGCCAAGGTCGAAAAGATCCATCCTATTTTTGATAAACTGACTGAGGAAACATTCGGTGTAATAGTTTATCAGGAGCAGGTTATGAAGGCGGTTAATCAATTGGCCGGCATCCCTATGTCAACCTGCAACAAGATCAGGAAGGTCATGGGCAAGAGTATGGGCCATGCCGCTTTTGATAAATATAAAGATGAGTTTCTGCAGGGCTGTAAAAATCAAGGAACAATCACAGAAAAGAAAGCCATTCAAATCTGGGATATGATGTCAAAGTTTGGTGGTTACGGGTTTAATATGTGCTTGGCTGGAAATACTTTGATTCAACTGACTGGGGGAAATCAAAATAGAAAATCAAGCATGACCATTGCGGAACTTTATTATATGTATGAGTCAAATCCAAAAAAGGGAGTAAGGAATAAAGGCCTCAAACCAAATTTAATAAGTTTTGATGGAGTTAAAGGGGTTCCGCAAAAATCACTGAGAGTTATCAAAAATGGAATTAAGTTTTGCTATAAGTATACTTTCGATGACGGTTCTTTTGTTGAGTGTACCAGAAGCCACAAATTTATTATCGATGGAGAATGGAAAAGAATTAAAAAAGCAATTATCGGTTCGATATTTGGCGCGCTGGAACTGCCGAAATATAAACCTGAACCAAGTAATGAAACAAATAAAGGAAAGAAATATCCAAAAGCGCAAAAAGGTTTTCATGTAGGAGAAGGGAACCCATCTTATAAAAACGGGAAAACAAAAGCATTAAATGAATATAAAGAATTGATGTCTGCAAGTCCATGCGAATGCTGTGGGAAATATCACGAAAGAATGGAAGTTCATCATAAAGATTTAGATGGTGGAAATAAATTCCCATACTGGTTAACTTGGCTTTGCCCTGGATGCCACAAAAAAGAACATTATGCAAACGGCAGAGAAAAGAGATGGTCAAAAGGCAGAGTTCAAACTACAAAGACACTGGTTTCAATTGAAGAAGTTGGATACCTCGAAACATACGACATTGAAATGCCGGTATATCATAATTTCATGTTATCAAATGGCTTGATAACCCATAATAGTCATTCTGTAGAATATTCCATGATAACTTATTGGGATATGTATAGCAAAATATACTTTCCCAATGAATTTCTTGCCTCCTGTCTGACCCTTGGTGATAAGACAAAAAACATTGAATATATCAGGGAAGCCAGGCGGCTTGGTTTGAAAATCAATTTACCAAAGATTGGTATTTCAGATGCGGTCAAATGGAATTGCGATAAAAAGGGGAATTTGTATGCGCCCTTCATCTCCATTAATGGCGTCGGGGAAATAGTAGCGGAAAAGATTGCTGCAGCCAAACACGGGGAGAAGCAGCGGAAAGGTTTTTTCTCATCGACTCCAAGTGAGAAGATTCCGGGAGTGAATAAAAACGTAACTGCAATCCTGACCCAAATAAATGCATTTGATCCTGATTATGTAACAACAAGGGATGATCTGAAGAAGTTTAAATCACTATTTATTTTTTGAACAATTATGGATAAATATAAATGTCCTGAATGCGGTTGGATTGGGACGATAGAAGAAATGAAGGCTGATTTTATTCATTTTGATGATGGTGAGGAGATGTGGTCAAATTGGATATGCCCATCGTGCGAATATTGGAATCAACCTGAAGATTACGAGAAAATATCATGAGTCTTTTTTGGTCACTCCATTGCCGGGATTGTTTCAATTGCAAACAGAAAGTTATCAAGACGGTCGAATCACTTCAAGAATTTACTTACCGGAAGGATAATGAAATCCGGAAGGGTTGGAAAGAAAAACTCCTGAAGACTGGTCAACTCAATTTCTACTGGTGCGGCCTGGAGAGAAATACCCGTTTGCGAACTTCGCCACCCGGGCGAGGAGCGGAAAAAAGGTCAGAAAAAGAATTTTGTTCTTTCATTGATAATTAGGGAGGATATTATGGTTTGTATGTGCTCTGGTTGTGGGGGTTGGTCAAATTCTGGATTCCTTTGTAAAAAATGCAGAGAGCAGGATGAAAAAGAAGCTCTTCGTCAAGAAATAGAAGAACTTAAAGAAGCCAATAAAAAATTAACCGACCAAAATAAAAACATCAATTTAAATGATCGGGAGATATAATGTCGCTTGATACCAGATTCCGCCCGGCAACCCTGCAACAAATGGTCGGCAACAAAACTACCATTGCAGCCATCCAAGGCCTTTTTGATCGCCGAGAAAACTTCCCCCATGCCCTACTTATTTCTGGCCCGACTGGGTGCGGAAAAACAACCATTGGCAGAATCATAACCGATATGCTGGGAGCCAAGAGTGATGACTATCGGGAGATCGATTCGGCGCAATTCAATGGTATAGATACCGTCAGGGAAATCAAGAACCAGATGCGCTTCAAGCCCAGACATCCGGAAAGCACCTGCAGGGTTTGGTTAATTGATGAGTGCCACATGCTCGGGACTGGCGGGGCTAGTGAGAAGAACAAGGCCCAGAATGCCATCTTGAAAATGCTTGAGGATGCCCCCAGCCATGTTTATTTTATCCTCTGCACCACCGACCCGCAGCGCCTACTACCGACCGTCAGGGGCCGTTGTACCAGCTTTGAGGTATCGACAATTGACCCGGACTTGATGGCCGGACTTGTCAAGAAGACCGCCAGGCGGGAAAAGTCGCTGGTATCGGACGCAGTCGTGGAGATGATTGTTGAAAAGGCTGGTGGCCATCCCCGCAATGCAATGAAGCTGCTGGAGAAAGTAATCGGTTTGACTGAAGAGCAGGCGCAGGAGATCATTGATGAGGAAGAGCGATTTACTTCAGAAGGGATTGAATTGTGCCGGGAACTCCTGAAGGCAAAAAGCCAAACCTCCTGGTCAAAGATTGCAAAGATCCTGAGTGGCCTGAAAGATCAGGATGAGGAGGGTATCCGGCGGTTAGTGTTGAGTTATTGCAATACAATCCTTTTGAAACAGAATAGCCTCCATGCTTTTTTGATCATGGATGAATTCTCCCAGCCGTTTTATGATACCGGAAAGGCGGGGTTGACCCTGGCTTGTTATAAGGCAGTTTTCAATGATGAGCGAACAGATATTCCTTTTTAATCGGTCAATCAAAAATAAATCGGCAGAAAACTGATTGAAAAAAGTATAATAGGATAGAAGATAAATTTGAAGCCGTGGCGGAATAGGTAAACGCCGATACCCAAAAATACGGATTAACTGAGCGGTTGGAAGCGGTTAGTCATGTAAGGTGCAAATCCTTACCGGCTTCAATCAATTTAAAAGGAAATCAAAATGGAAACGACAGAAAATGAAATAGCCGAAAAGTTTGGCCTTGACCCTGCCGAGCTGGAAATTGACTTCGACCAACTCGATGTTGAATGGGGCAAACAAAATTCGGTCCTTGATAAGTATCTCAAGGCCTCTGCTTATTGTGAAAAGTTGGTTAGGAAAGCAGAAGAGAAAATCAAATTCCTGCGGTCGACTCTTGTCCTGGAAGTATCCAAAGATCCGGAAGGATGTCTTGGCAAGGGACAGAAGGCCACCGGGGCTACCATTGAGGCCTATTACAGAACCAACCCCGACTACTTGGAAGCCAAGACGGAATGGATCGAAGCACAGTATATTTGCGATCTTGTCAACGGCCAGAAATCAAAAGCCTATAACCGAAAAACAATTCTTGAAGAGGCCACGAAGTTGAGCCTGGCCGGTTGGTTCTCGGCCCCATTGGTTCCCCGGCCTCTAAAAGAATTGGTTCAAAAAATTGAGGAGGCAAAACTGAAAAGCACTGATGGTCTTGTCCGGGCCAAAGTCGATGAGAAACGAGAGCAAAGGAGGGCGCGGAGAAGTCGGCCACCCGTCGATGATGAATAATATTACGGTTTGGGAATCAGTAGGGCTGGGGGTATTTATCTGGATAGTATTCCCCATCTGGTTTTATATTGTCGTTAAAATGGCTTCGACTGCTTGGTTCCGTGGCCAGTTCGATATTATAAAAGAAATGAATAGTTATACCAAAAGCAATCAAAACAACCATAAGGAGGTAAGTACAAATGGCGAGGAAAGAAACAAAGCGTAAGTACGGCTCGGCAGCAGACCGGGCAAAAGCAGCGGCCGCAGTAGCCGGGCCGGGAGGTGGGGGCGGGACGATGTTCCAGAATATCCCGCAAGGAACTCAATTTTATAGCCCAGAGGAGGGCAAGGCCACGCTCAGAATTCTGCCATATGTAGTCAGTGATCCGAAGCACCCGGATGGTGAAATGGCCCCGGCCGGCGATATCTGGTATAAGCGACCGTTCAAGCGTTTCCGGCAGATTGGCCTCGACAAGAAGCCCTATATCAGCCCGAAGTCAATCGGCAAACCATGCCCCATTATGGAGTATTATTCCGCCGCCAAGGCCGACCCCTCGATCCCCGATAAGGAAGCGGATCGAGCCAAGCCGCAGGATATGGTCATGTATAATGTGCAGGTGCTGGACCCCAAGACCAAAAAATGGTCCGATCCGATGTTCTGGTTCTTCTCTTATGCCTGCTTTGAGAAGCCATTCAAGAAAGAATTGATGGACCCCGATAACGAGGAATATCTGACCTTCATGGATCTGGAAGGTGGGTTTGATATCCGGGTTCGTTGGGAGAAGGAGTCTTTTGCTGGCCATGAGTTCCTGTCTGCTGGAAATATTTCATTTATCGAGCGGGATGACCTTCCTGAAGAAATACTGGACGAAGTGATCAATCTGGACGAAGTCCTTGTCGTCAAGTCTTACAAGGAGCTGCAGAATATCTTCCTTGAGATCGATGAGGAGGGCGATGACAAGGATGATGACGAGCCGGAAGAAAAGCCGGCCAGGCGCAAGAAGTCGGCCGATGCCGATGATGAACCGGAAGAAAAGCCGGCCAGGGGTCGCCGGCAGAGATCAGAACCCGAACCGGAGGAAGAGGAAGAGAAACCGGCCAGGAGATCCAGGGCAGCAAAGCAGGAAGAACCCGAACTCGAACCGGAAAGGCCTGCTCGCCGGGGTCGTAAGGTAGAACCGGAAGATGAATGCCCGCACGGATTTGTCTTTGGTGAAGACTTCGATACCAAGGGCAAATGCACCAAGTGCAAGGTCTTTGATTCCTGCGAAGCGGAGTTCGATTCTCAAAGCAAGCCGGCCGAAAAGCGATCGGAAAAGGAGAGTAAATCAGCTGCCGGCCGGAAGGGAAAAGCAAAGGTCGATGACGAGGATGAATGTCCGAGCGGCCACAAATTCGGTATCGATTGCGACAATAAACCGGAATGTAATGATTGTCCGAAATGGGATGCTTGCATGGACCGCCAGGAGGAAATGGAAGCCGGAAATTAACCTTTAACTTCAACAATCGGTAATAGAAAAGGGGCAGGGGAATCAACCTCTTGCCCCTTTTTAAATAGGAATTCAGGATATGGCAGATAAAAAAATAAAGCTCAATATTGGCAAACCAATCATTATTTCCGCTTCTGTTTCAAAGGAGCAACTGGAAATACTGGATCTCCTTTCCCTTCATCACCAGACTACCCGCTCTGCCATGTTCGCCAAACTCATTATTGATCATTCTGATATTGATGCTTCAATCCGGGCAATTGCGGAAAGGGTCGTAGCTAATTATTGTGAAACAAATGTCAATTTTGACGACTTTTTGAGGTCTGCCGGTATCTGGCTGGAGCAGAAGAAAATATCCCAATATTATATTGAACGAATCATCCAAGAGGTCAGGAATCGTTATGCGGCGTAATTCACCAAATGAAGGATACATTGAGGCAATCAAAGAGAATCTTGAAGAGGAAGTCCCGGTTCCGGAGAAATACGATGGAGATATCTCCAGAGTGATTTCCACCGGATCAACTCTTCTTGATCTGGAAATAATGGGCAAGCGGGTACGGGGTGGCGGAATCCCCGGAGGTATCCTTGTGGAAATCTATGGCCCCAATTCAGGCGGCAAAACCGTTTTAATGTCGGAGATTGCCGGCGGTATCCAGCGACAGAAAGGTAAGGTCAAGTTCTTTGATGCAGAAGCCCGCCTGAGCAAAAAGTTTGCCGAGATATTTGATTTTACAGTGGATGATTGCGAGTTCGGCGTACCAAATCAGGTGGCCGATGTCTTCCTGCCTCTCATGACCTGGAACCCGGATGGCCCGCCTTGTATCGGTCAGTACAATCGCCGCCAGAAGAAGTGCCGGGAGTGCGGGGATTCGGATACCTGCTCTGACTTCGACCTTGATAACCGACCAATTAACGGCGTTTTTATCGATTCCTTTGCCCAACTCTGCGGAGAATTGGAGAAGGGGGATGAGGAAATCGATAAGCGGGGTTCTGCCAGGGCCAAGGAGTTCAGTCAATGGATGCGAAAACTTGCCCCGAAGATTACGGCAAATAAATGGTTGATCGTCGGTAGCAATCAGATCCGGGATAACCAAAAAGCCAAGACTGATTTTGATCCGAAATATGTAACCCCTGGCGGTAATGCCGTTCCTCATGCAGCTTCTCTTCGATTGGAGATTTCCCCTGCGGCCAGGCTCCGGGATGAAAAAACAATCAATGGCAAAAAGGTATATGTCGAGTATGGCCATTGTTCCAAGGTCAAGATCATCAAAAATACAGTTTCTGGCCAGAAGGGTTCGGCGGAGATACAGATTATGATTGACTACGGCATCGATGATATTACTGCCAATCTCCAATACCTGAAGAAGTTTACTCCAGGAACAAAATACTGGACCGGGGATAATAGCCTGGAAGATGCTATCGAAACGATTGAGCAGGATGGATTGGAACTTGAATTGAAAGAGGCGGTCATTGATTTGTGGGAAGAGATCCAAGATAAATTCAAGAAGGATCGGAAGCCGAAAAGGAGGTAGTATGTCAAAGAAAATTGACTTTGAAATCCAATTCCTAAAAGAGATTGAAAAGTGCCGGCGAAAGGCCGATGCCTGTTCTGCAAATGGAATAATCGCCAAGGACTATGTTTTCAGTTTAAATGACATAATAATCCGGGCCGAGATCGCCAGCAAAGAAAGGCACCATGAATCGATGTTATCCCTCTTCAATGAAATGAAAGCCCTACGATCATGAAATACCTTGCCTTTGATGTCAATTTCTTTTGCTGGCGGGGTTTCCATTCAACCGGCAATATGCAATATAATGGAGTCGGGACCGGGGCTATTCAATCCTTCCTGACGGCCATCTATTTCCATTGCAAAAAGTTTGGTATTTCATCGCCGCTCTTTTGTTTTGATTCCCGCAAGAATTACCGGAAAGAAATATTCCCCGGGTATAAAAATAGGCCACCGGCCAGCCATAAAGAAAAACTCGAACGGATCGAAATAGTTAAGCAGATAAGCACAATCAGAACCCTCGTCCTGCCGACCATGGGATTCAAAAATATCTACCAGCAGACCGGTATTGAAGCGGATGATATCATGGCCAGGCTAGTCCGAGATAATCCCAATCAAGTAATCGTTTTAACCGGAGATGAGGATCTTTTGCAATTGGTTGACCAGTGTTCTTGGTATTCACCGGCAACAAAAACTTTAATGAATGAAAAAACCTTCCGGAAGAAATATGGCATCGCCCCAAGAGATTGGCGAATAGTTAAGGCTCTGGCCGGTTGCTCTTCTGATAAGATCCCCGGCATCAATATGGTCGGAGAGAAAACAGTTTTGAAATATTTGACCGGAGTCCTCGGGAAAGATACAATTGCCAGCATGGTTATTGAGGATGAGAAGCGAGCCATGAAAAAGAAAAATGGTATCCTCGTTAATTTACCATTCCCGAAAACTCAATCTGTCGAGATCCAGGAGGATGAATTCAACCCGGAAGGGTTTGGTGCAATCTGCGACCTTTTTGGCCTGGAGAAGTTGGCGGAGAAAGTCGATAACTGGGAGATGATGTTTCGGTGATCAAGCAACTCAAACATTCGGAACTCCCCCAACTCCGTAATAATATTCTCCTTGATCAAGACGGTCGGTGCCCCATCTGTCGGAGACAAATAAATGAATATGAAATTTGTTTGGATCATGAACATAAAAAGAAAGTAAAAGGGACCGGCCAGATCCGCGGGGTTCTTTGCCGGGCCTGCAATATCTTTCTGGGCAAAATGGAAAATAATTGCCGGCGTTATGGGATCAGTCGGGTGCGTTTACCAAACTTCCTGACGAGGACTGCCGATTATCTCAGGGAAGATCACAAACCATTTATTCATCCAAGCGAAAAAGAAAAAGCCCCAAAATTGATGAAATCTTCGTATAATAGTCTGAAAGGAAATTATTCGGGGAAAGCAAAATTTCCTGAGTATCCGAAGTCAGGAATATTGACGGTTAAATTAAAAAGCCTTTTCCGGGAGTATGGGATCAGGCCAAAATTTTACGGGAAATAAAATGAACAGAAGACAATTCATAAAAACATCTATTTTGGTTTTGGGATGCTCATTAATTCCAAAACTACCGGCCCCGTTAATGCCAAGAGAGTCATGGGTTGATGATGCCATTACCCTTTATCTGAAAACCCCAGATTCGGAATTATTGGGTTTTGAAATCGCCTTCAATGGCCGGCCAATCGAAATTTATGTAATAAAGATGTTTCAGAATGGGGATAAATTCATCCACGAAATAAAGATACCAAATATTTATAATACCCCCGGTAAACTTACCACGACTTATGAAGCACAAATTGCTCAGAATGAATCCGAGCTTTCTTTGACCGATGAAGGCGGGCAAACTTATCGGTCATTGAAAAATCCTGATATCATTTCTTTGAAAAGAACAATACCTGCCGGAAAATACGTCGAACCAGAATCTCCACTTATTTTATCTGGTGAATCGGTATGATCAAATCCCTCCGCATAGAAAATCTTGAATCCCACAAAGATACCTTTTTTGAATTCTCCCCAGGCCTGAATGTTTTTGTCGGGGAAACCGACCGGGGTAAATCTGGATCTTTCCGTGCCTACAAATGGCTGACCCAGAATAATCCCGGTGGCGAGTGGATGAGACCCCTGTACTGGGATGGTACAACAGCCGTTACTGGTGAGTTTATTAATCCCGGCTTTATCCTCAAGAGGGTCCGGGATAAGTCAGAAAACAGCTATATACTCAACGACGAGAAGCCAATCAATGCCGGCACCTCAGTCGCCGGCAATATTGCCGCCTTGTTGGATCTTGATGATGTCAATTTGCAGACCCAGATTGAACGAGCCTTCCTTATGTTCGAAACTTCCGGGGAGCGGGGCCGTATACTCAATCGGATTGCCGGCCTGGATGAAATTGAACAGACCCTCTCCAATGCCAAGGAAGATGTAAACCGACTTGATAAATTATGGAAAGCGGAAAAGGCAACGGCGGAAGCCAAGGAAAAGGAATTGGAAGAGTTTGTCGATATTGATGATATGGAGGAGCGGGTCGGCCAAATTGATGCCATGCAAAAACTGCAAATATTCTCCGGTTCCAGGATTCAAAATCTGAAAAAATTGCGGGATAGTTTAAAAACGCTTGAGGATGCGATTATAAGCAAGGAGGGGTTGCTTGCGGCCGAATCTACGCTTGAGGGTTTAAAAGCGAAATTACAGGCGGTACAGGCTGCGGAATCGCGGATTGCGAGGTTAAATAGAATCCTGACTTTAGATTCTGCTATAAAAAGGAAAGAAGCGGCGGAAAACTTCGAGGGGGTGGAGGGTCGATTTGAAAAGATCAGGGTCAGTACAGCGGTCTTGGAATTATCTTCAGCCAGAGTAAAAAAACTGAAAAGATTATTGTCGGATTTTAGTATAATAGGGAAAGAGATTGCTGAGGTCGAGGATGAATTAAAAGACCTGCAGGCAAAGATTCCAAATATCTGTAGTGAGTGTGGAAGGGGATTATGAAATATTTATACCTTGTAAAAGGCAATCATCCAATTTTTCGATATATAAATCGTCGGTGTCTTTCTTTGGAAGAGGCCCAAAGAATCAAAAAGGCGCTTGAAGAAATTGGTTATGAAGTTACAATTGAGCCAATACAATGAGACGAAGCAACCAACCCAAAAAAGCCGACGCCATCCTGACTGCCGATATTGAGCTTCCACCAAAATGTTCTTGTGGATGCGGGCAAGAAGTCGAGTTGTCTTCTGTTAAAAAAAGAAAAAAAGGATGTTGGAATAAATTTATCCTTGGTCATAATTCGAGAAATTCAGAAATGCGAGAACGGTTAATCGCATTTAACCACGCCCGGGAAGGAGAAAATCACTATAGATGGAATGGCGGAAAATGGTACGATGATGGCGGATATGTTTATGTAAAAATAAAAACCGGAGAGCGCTATCGCCGCCGATGTCGTGTAGTCATGGAAAAAGAAATAGGAAGAGAACTTCTCGAAGAAGAAGTAATACATCATAGAAATAAAATTCATGACGATGATCGTCCAGAAAATCTAATCCTTTTTGCAAATCAAGAAGAACATATAAAATTTCATAGGAAATTCGATCCTGATCACGGAAAACGTAATTATGGTAGACAACGAAGAAAAGTTACTGCAATTTTAACGGCTGATATTGAACTACGTTCCTTCTCGCCACTTTGTCGAACCGATGACTATAATCTTGCTTTTTCAAAAAAATTAGAATGGTTAAAGGAGTTACAAATATTTCATAACTGCCCGGTATTTGATGCCGGGGATTTATTTGATAAAAAATATAAATCAAATCCAAGTCATTCCTTGTTAGTTTGGGCCATGTCAAGTTTACCGAACAGGATGTTTACGATTTGCGGAAATCACGACCTTCCTGGCAAGTCTTTAGAAAATTATTCAGGAAGCGCGATGAGCGTACTTGAATCTGCTGGAACTATAACCCGGGCTTATGAAGATGAACCGCTTCTGTTAGAAAAAGAAAAAATAATTGTAAACGGTTATGGTTGGGGGCATAAAATAGAGGCGACTAAATGGAAATTTGATGACGGAGTAAAAAATATCGCACTCGTTCACGCCATGGTTTACGAAGAGTTCGAACCATTCCCCGGCTGTGTCGGTTATTCCGCCAAGGAAGTAATGGATCTGCTGCCGGACTTTGATCTGATCGTCTGCGGGCACAACCACCAAACCTTTACCCGGGAAGAGAATGGGCGAGTTCTTGTCAATCCCGGGTCTTTGATGCGGAATGATGCCGACCAGATTGATTTTAAACCCAGCGTCTTTTTGTGGTTTGCAGATACCAATACAATCAAAAGGGTTTATGTGCCGATTGAGGAAGGGGTTATCAATCGGGATTATATCGATATCAAGAAGGCCAAGGAAAACCGCCTGGATGCTTTTGTGGAGAAACTTGGTGAGCAGGTGGTATCCGGGATTAACTTCCATGATAACCTGGAGGCGGCGGTCAGTGAGGGCCTGATAACCCAAGGGGTCCGGGATAAGGTATGGAGTTATTATGAGGGGTTGAAATGAGCAGATATAAAATGACTTGGAATAAGTTTAAAGATCAGGTTGATGCTCACCTCAAAGGACTTAGCCTAAAGGATATTGAAATTGATTATATCGATATCCGCACTCCTGTTTTTTATGACGATCAAATCGATAAACCAAGATATGGAGAAGTCGAAATATATGTTGATATTCTTGGTTTAACAATCCAAAATTGAGGTTTGAAATGACTGAAAATGAATATCTCTGTGCAACAAATAGGGTCAAGGTATCTGCCGCCCTGGTAATAATGAGAGATGTTTTACCCGGACCAGGCTGGGGAATATCAGAAGAAGAACATCAAAAAATAATTGGCTTATTGCGGGATGCCGAAATAAATCTCTTTGCAAGTTTCGAATTGGAGACCACTGAAAAATGAGCGAACAAAAAATCCAAGATATGATCAAGAAAGTCGCCAAACGGAAAACCGAATTGGCCGAACTGCGGGGAGAGAAAACCCAGATCCAGAAACAAATGGCGGCAGAGGATTGTGAAACCGCCGAGGATATTGAACGAGAGATTTCCAAGGAAGAACGGAAGATCAAAAAGATCAATACCGAGATCGAGGCTGCGGTCGAAAGCCTGGAAGCGGATTATGATTGGAGTTGATTATGGGACTCTTTGATGATTTTAAATCTGAACTCGTCGATTCTAAAAAACCAGATTGTAAAGGTTTATATTGGAGAGGAATAGTAAATATTTTTGCGGGCTCAAATGGCAGAATTAAACAATCAAAAGAAGTCCGCTTGCTAAAAAGAAAATCCTGCCCAGGATGCGAAAAATGTGGGTGGGTTTTTGATTTTATCGTTGAGGATATTTTTTGCGTTCCTAAACAAAATATTCTTGAGAATATCGAGCACGGGAAAATATATACCTATAAAGTAAATACCACTAGTGATTGGGAGTCCGGAATTACCGAAATAGATAATCTATATTTTGTCGAGGTTAAAGAATGAATTTGCAACCCTTCAAAGACAAAATACAGCAACTGAAAGGTCGCCGGCAAAAGATCCAGGAGGAACTTACCGCCTCCCAAACCGCCGCCAAGGCTCACCGTCGCGAACTCCGCAATGCGGAAAAGGCGCAGGTAATTATCCAATTGACTGCCCAGTCAACTCAAGATGAACTGAAATATCAATTAACCGAATTGCCGAAGCTGGCCTTGCAATCGGTCTTCGATGACGCGTATGATTTTTCTGTTGATTTTACAATCAGGCGGGAAAAGGTCGAAGTCGATTTCTGGTTCGTCCGGGAAGGTGCAAGGATTAATCCCAAGGACAATAGTGGCCTTGGCTCCGTCGACATTGCCGGTCTGGCCCTGCGCCCTGCTCTCTGGTCCCTCAGATCACCACGTAACCGTGCCAGCATTTGGTTGGATGAGCCCTTCAAGCATCTCAAGGGGGCGGAGGCCAATCGGCGAGCCTTGGCTATGTTATCTGAGATTTGCAAGCCAAGGCCGGAAAAGAACTGGCCAGGATTGCAGATTGTGATGATTGCCGATGAGCGGGCTAGTCGGGAGGACCTCCTTGAAGTAGCGGATTGTATTTACGAGTTTTCAATGCGGGGCAGGCAGACAATAGTCAAGAGGATAAAATGAGAAAAGTAAATTCCTTACCTGAGAAACAGGATTTGAATAACATTCTCGACAAAATCCGGGAAGAGTTAAATGACCTGGAAGAGGCCAAAAGCATTTTGTTTGATATTTATGAACAGCTAAAGAAAGATAGCCAAATTGGCCCGTATACCTGGGCTCGACTTGTTTCATTTATGGAGAAGAATAAGTGAAAATATGGAAAATCATATGCGATTGGTGCTGGTTTAATTTTGTAATTAAACGAAATGAATTCCATCCAAAATTAGATATAAATTGGGATAAAATATTGCAAGCAGAAAACTGGCTGGAGATTTGGAAAGAAGAAATAAAAAGATGCCAACGGGATAGAAAAAGAGCACATGAACTTGATTTGCGGTGGGGAAGATGAAATGACTTTTGAAAACTTTGTAGAAAAACTTCTTAAATTTATTGAATTTACTGGTTGGATTAGAACTTTTATTTGCTGGCATCAATATATCGATTGGATATGCCTCATTGATGGATTTAAAGCAAAAGAACAATATTGTCTTCATTGCGGGAAATGGCGGAACAAATGAAACGCTACATCATCAGAATGTGGTCGGACAAAGTCGATCCAGTAATTGTCGAAGTGGATATCGTCCGGGAGAATGAGGATGTAATTTTCCTTGCAGGCACGCCGATATCCAAAGAAACCAGTTATATCAAAGTAAGGAATACCTGGAAAGAAGCAAAGGCCGAACTGGTTAAACTGCAAGCAGCAATAGTCAAAAACCATTACCGGCAATGGAAAAGATCAGAGCGTTTATTGAGAAAAATAGAGGAGCAGAAAAAAGTTATAAAATCCCCTTGAACTTCTTTTTCAATCTGGCATATTCCTTCAACTCTTTCTTTTCTGTCTCAGCAAAAATATACCAGGCCTCAAGTTGCTTACTATAAACTGGTTTGATATTCGCTACGCTGTTCCAATTCACTGATACTTCAAGAAACTCTTTGTACTCATCCCATCTTCCATCTATACTGCCAAGATTCCCATGAAGACGGACATATGTTCCATTTAAATTGGTATGCATGTGTCGGTAGTCTATCTCAATCTTTCCGATAACACCAATATGGTATAAGGCCAACAATGCTGGAAACGGTGACTGCATTAACTTTTCTCAATATAAAGAGATTGCTTTTTGCTTACAAACTTCAATAACTGACTCAACCCCTCTCCTGACATCTTCCCTCTGATATGCCCAGGCTGAAATGCTTATCTTCCCATTATAAACAGAGCGGAATTTAGGGAGAAGTTTTTCACATTCTTTACAGTCCTTGCAAAGTGCCTTGTTGATTTCTAAGGTTAATAGTTCACCAGCATTGTTCTTTCCCATTATTCAAAAATCCCCCATGCCTGCCTGTAGAATTCATTCCAAGTCTGTCGATGTGGTTTCCCTGGCCTCCAGGCCTCGATGTATTGTTCCCAGGATCGCTCGTACTCGTCTTTTTGAGGTAGGGTATCTGGTAGTGTCCAAAGCAATAGGCGGGCGAATGCCGTAGCCAAAACATCGTTATGTTCGATAGCCGAGTAACTTGTAGAAACACTTCTATCATATTGGAGCCGATCAAGCACTCCATTTATAATTATGCTGGTTTGATGATGCTTCAAAACCCCTGCTACTCCACCGCCCTTCTCAAACTGATAAAAACCTCTTGCTGGCCCACCAACTTGTCGCCTATCGAGGAATCTCGATTCCTGCAGACCTATCGTTAATAGCATGGCTATTGCAGCCGGCGAATTCATTTGCTTTGGGAGCAAAGCCAAACCGGGATAAATTACAACTTGTAAAACATCAGAGATTTTCATTATCATACCTTATCAATAAAGACGCATTCGCCACCACGTTTGAGTCTATTTTCAACATCAGGAATTCTCATAACCCAGAATCCATGCATTATCCTATTCCATTGAGGCCAAGAATTAGGACCGCCCATCAGATCGTCTCTCAAATTAACAAATGTCCCTATATGAGCATGCCCACCGATTGATCTTCCAACAGGGTGACACAATCCTTTATGATCAGGATTGGACATTCCATCTGTCCAATCAAAACCAAATATAGGACAACCATAATATCCAAGGCCGATAATAACCTCTTCAATGGTTTTTGCGTTATACCAGCCTTTGATCAGGCCTCTTCTTTTGGCTTCTCGACAAAGCGCAATTAAACTGGTTCCCTTCCCCTGAATTGGATCCCCCGGCCTTTCGCTGCCGGGGAATTGATCATGATCTTGAGTATCAAAATAGAAATTGAGTGCCCAGAGCGAACCAAGGGAGCAAATACCTGGTTCGTGTTCAAGAGCACCAGTCATGGCCATCCCGCCACAGGCAGACCACTCATCTTGGTTAAGAATAGGGTCACCAAACTTCTTGACCCTTCTTTTACTGATTAACTCTCTCCTGCTAAGATCAATACCACCATCCGGAGGCGCTGCGGCATATAATGGAAATAACGAAGCACTAGGATTTACTTCCGGTATTAACCCACATCGATAATCAAGAGTTTCTGTAATGCCGTCTCTGAGTATCATTTCTTTACCTTTCGTGAATCATCGGACTTGGGTTTGTTTTGTTCAAACATCATATATGTCAGAGTCGTAATACTACCATTCATATCTTTAATTGCTCCAATCAGAGACACATATCGCTCATCGGTTCTTACCTGAGCCTGCGCAAGTGTATCAACCTGTTTAGATAGAGTCTTAATATCAGATACCGCAGAACTGAGGCCCGTAACATATTGAGTACGCATATCATCTTTTATTTCCCTGGCATATATATATGCTCCAGCCACAAACATTGTTATTAAGATAGCCCATCCAGCTATTCCAGACTGCCAGATCCGCGCGCTCTGTCTCCGCTCAACTTCAACGCCATGGAAAGCACATACCCCATCCTCCCCAAAATTACATTTTTCCGTTTCATGCTCTGACATCAACCCTCTCCTTTGATGATTGTAAATTTCATTACAAATTTTATATGGAGTTCCATAAATTTAATATTAAAACTCCATATAAAATTTGTTCAAATATCTCTTATTCTTTTATGACAGTATCAGGTTCGGTAACTTCAGGTTTTTTGAATACCCCAGTAAGGTTAGCCAGTTTTACCATAGCACCAATAAACACTTCGATTGCCGGCCAGACCGAATCAATCTCTTTGAAAATAACGCTGAGGCTTTCCCGAATAGATGTAATCTTTTCTTTTCCCCAACCAGAAGCCGGAATGAACTCCTCGATCTTTTGTACCGCTTCGATAATAGCTGGCACCATCTGCAAAAACATTAAAATATACTTCATGGTTTTTTCTCCTCTAGGGTTCCAATAGTTAAGGCATCTGCCCCTTTCAGTTTTCTCGTAGTGACAATTGTCAAAACGATGTTTATAGCATTCAAAAGACCAGCAAGTGATCCAGAAACAATGATTATTACTTCGTCGTTTACTGGTAATTTAACATCAATAGCCTCCAACCCAAGAACAACTGCGGTTAGAATAAGAGCAATTTGGTTCGCAGTAATGGCAACATTCTTCCATCCTGCAGGATCTGAAACTTGCTGCCCTGCTTCCAGTGCTTCCTTGAATTGCCCTACGTTTTTTATCAGCGAGATCCATCTCATAATACTCTTTGTCTCCTATAATCAACCTGATGTAATCATCCCCAGTCATTGTCCTGGGAGCACATGAACAGAACAAAAATATTGCGAAACCAATAAAACAGAACTTCATTTCTGCTTCTTACTCTTCTTTTGGAACAACTGTTTTATCAGTTTTACCAATTTCTTCAGATCCACTTTTATCCCAATTATCTTGTCTTTTGGCGGAGGTGGATAATCGTTCATGAGTTTCCTCATTTGGATAGTTACAAACTGGGCATTTAGACCCACCAACATATAAATGCCGACAGGTCTTGCAGATATAGGACATTAGTTATCGGTTACTACAACCGGAGTATCAACAATGTCTATGCCTGGGGCTACAGGATCTGCTACTGGAGCAGTTGCATCAAAACTGCCGCTGGTAGTCGCTGTGCCTTCTTCACCGATGTTGGAAACGTCGGTGTTGGTCTCTGAATTGGTGCGGGAGTTGGTGACCGTTGAATCGCCGCCGCCCGTGTCGACATTCGAGGTGCTGCCGGCATTCTTGCCGATTGAATCGACGATCTCGGTGGCGCCCCACACCCCGGCCACTATCCCGCCGAGCTTGAGGGCGCCGCCTCCGAGAACCTGGACACTCCTATTACGATTGTTGGAGTCAGCGATTAAGACATCGTTCAAGTTCGTCCCACTACTACAGGGATCAATCTGCTTGCCGGTCAGTGCGCCTACCAATTGGGCGGTAGCCTTCTGCTGCTCGATCATGACAATGGCCATATCACTCAGTTTGGAATAGTCTGGACCATTCATTGCTTGAGACTGATAACAAGCCGTTCTTGAAATCTCCTTTTTCATCTCAACCTGGACAGCACCATCATCCATGGCAAATTGATGTGGAGCACACCCGACCAATAATACAGATAACGAAATTAAAATTACGGCAACAATTCTTTTCATGCTGGTTTCCTCCTTAATGGTGAAAAGTTACCCGAGATGGGTGTCTTCCAAATGGCGAATGAACAAATGTATTGGTTTTATCTTTTGAATTCTTTACAACAAAACCATTATGGGGGCCACTGCTGATTCGATTTGCTCTACCTAACTGGACCCGATAACCTTCTCTTGGCCGATCAGAAAAAACAACTATAGCAGTTCCACCCCTGAACATTGGAAAGACACGGAAGGCCTGCCTATTGCCATTACGAACTCCATAAGTGTTTACGCTTCGTACTGCAGAAGAAAATTCACCAGCGCCAGAATAAGGAACAGGTTGAACCTCCACCCAATCAACTCCTTCGAGCTCCTCAGCATCGATATCCTGCTCAATGGCTTTATCAGTATCATCTTGTGCAAACGGATCATATTTTGCGGTGGTATCCCCTGGCCCAGTCTGCTTGTTATCATTATTACTGGAGCAGCCGGAAGTCATTGCAATAATAATTAGAGCAATCAGAGTAACTGTCAATATTGTTAAAATAGAACTGGTTTTCATTTTGTCCACCTACACCATAAATGTTTTTACTTCTTTTCCTTTTCCAATTGCCGAAACAATTATCTCATTTTGAATAATGACTCGATCACCCGGATATCTTGGGATTGATCCCCTGGCTTGCAAAAGCCTTCCAGAATCATCAATCAATTGATAAAGATCGCCAGATATCCTTCTTTGAACAGTAGCAATAATGCTTATCTGCTTCTCAGGAGAAAACAACTTTATGAGAGTTTCTTTTTTCATCTCATTTCTCGTTCGATTGCTATGGAAGTTGTGGCCGAAAACTGCCTGCCATTTTCAGAGATATCAATCGTTATGGCATATAGTTTTAACTTCCCTCGATACTGGCCAGATTCTTCAGTTACATTCATCAATTTTCCAACCGGCATATAAGGAAGCAAAGTGCAGTTTCCGCGCTCTACACTGCGATTACTGCAATGATAATCTATTTCCCTTGTACCCCTAGCTATGCCGGCCTGTTCAGTCGTTAGAAGCGATTCTACGATGTCTGGGCCTTGATTGTTTCCTGGGGGCCTGGCAACTTGAATTCTCATACTGCCTCAACGGTAAAAACTATGGCTATGGGATATTGCGCCTCATCCAATTCAATTTTTCGACTATCCGCTACTTTCTGAAAATCAGAAGTAGAAAGAGGAGGCGGTCTGAACTGATAAAGAGTGCAAGAAAATGAATATGTAATATCTCCAATGCAAGGAGAATTTGAGGCTTTCAATCCCCCTTCTGTTTTAGTTAACGAAGCCTCATTGCAATACCAGACCGCACTTGGTGAACCATCTATCTCATAATTGACACTGACCGGAGTGTCGTTATTGACAAATAGCATCTCATCTGTTTTTGATCTCGATACCTGGCCTTGATCTACCACTTGACCCGCTGTGGTTTTAATTGCGGTAACTTGCAATTTTGAATGATTGTAATGAGTCCGAAACCAAATGAAATCATCTTTATAAAATTCAGTTTTTACTTCACCTTGGTCGTCGACATTCATTACCTCATCCAACTCGATAATAAACTGACGATCTGATTCGGCTACCGACTCCCCAAAATCTACAACTATTGTTGGTCCGCCAGAATTCATATTGCTATTGCCTCCGGGAAGAACTGAACTTTTTCTATCTCTGCATCCCGAACTCTAAACTTCCAATATTTCGTATTGTAAACTACTTCAACTAATGAATTCTGGCTAAGTTCAGTAGATACTGTTTTGTCTTCATTTATGGTAATTAATCCAAGTTCGGTCTCTTTATAATCGTGTGAAACTTTACTGTAAAAAGGCTTCTGAGTCATTCCTTCACCGGCAATTATTTCTACTATTTCTGTTATTTCTTCTGTGGTAATTCCTTCAGCAACTATTGATACCCAAACACCACCAGAAGTATGGAGGATAACTCGCTCCAGTGAATTCCAGGGAACTTGATAAACATAGATATCTTTGGTATTCTCATCAATGTCTACCTGTTCAAGAATCAACCCACTTTCATCAATTACTTTATCCGAAATCAAAAACCGATTATATCCTTCTCGAATATCAGAAGTTGAATCGACAGAAAAAAAGTTATCCATATCAGTCAAATAAAAATCTGGCGTTACAGTTTCCCATTCTGTTGTTGATATCGGGTATTCCGGAAGGCAAATCAATTCACCAGCTGGAGAGGATTGAAGTATCCCGCCAACAGCATTTACAACCCTCCTGATTATAGATAATGGTGATTCGTTGTTTGCTGTTAAAACTCCTATTGGAATATACCAATCAATCAATTGCCAAATTACTGTAATTGACTTAATGGCGGCAAGACCAGCAACAATTACAGAAGCCAATGCGCCAGTAAATTCTTGATCTATTGGTGTTGCATATGGGCTATCAAGAAGAATCGTTTTTGAAGCAAGAGGAATATAATATTCAACTCTGCCCCACTCAGGCCTTGATTGCCTTGGTCCCTCAACGAGTAAATGATATTCTGTTGAATCTATCGGGATAATAATTTCAGTTTCAATATGTTTACAAAGGAGAAAATCATTTTGATCCGCAAGGTGTATTTCTCCTTTTATTGCATACTCGCCTTCATCGATTTCAATATTTATATGATGAGGCTTTAGCGACTCGCCATTGTTCGTAGTTACAGAAAATAAAGGTTCTTGCACTTCCTCTGCATCTGATCCAGCAATATAAATTTGTTCAAGCTTTTGTCGAAGTAAAGTATATTCAGAAAGATCATAATTATACGACATTAAAGCTCGTAAATCTCCTTCTGAAATAAAATACCTCATTTCCATAATTGCCAGCAAATCACCGGGCAAATTCCAGTTCTCAACTAAAGTCTGGCACAACTGCAAGGCGTCGCCGTAGGGCTGGGCGAGCAGGCGCCGCAGCAGATCGGCCGAGCCGTAATACTGCTCAAGATGTGCCCGTACTGCCGGCACATCGCCGTAACGCTGGGCCAGGACGGCGAGCAGCTGCAGGCCATAGAACTGGGAACAGGTGGCGGTGAACGGGGTGGTGAGGTGGTAAAGCTGGGGCAACAGGGTCAGCAGGGTCCCTTCGAGGGCATATGGCTGGCTGAGTAGTCTGCGGAGAATCGTAGTATCTGGGATGGTCGGCGCTGCGGATTTATATGGATGATCGGCTGGAAGATTGTCTTGCAGGCCCCATTTCCAATGTAGATATCCATCAAACAGTTGCCGGTCAGCATCCGACAGCACCGACAGCACGACAATGATTTCCGCCAAATCCATATCAGGATAGCTACCACCGGCGTTGTGTCCGATCTCATAGGTCACATTAACGGTATTAAGGGCTCTAGCACCAGAGGCGATTAGCGCACCGTGGCGATATAACGATAGCGTCGTGCCGTCATATTTATACGACGCCACCTTTGGCGATGCTGAGATGGCGACAGAATCGGTGAGGTCTCCGGCATACGTTGCGAGGTATGGATCTCCGACTGCGCCAGCCGTTCGAAATCCCAAATCTCGCCAGGTGTTTGTACCGGTTCCCGCCGTCTGACCGAAAACAGACATATTACCGCTGGTGACTCGAGGCGCATAAACCACGAAAACGGTGGCCTGCGTTGCACCAGGAAGCAAGGAGACAGAGCCAGTCAGGCATTGCAGAGAGGCGGCCGTGAACCGCAACACGTCCAGCCCATTCAGACCGGCTGGAATAACCACGGGCTGTTTGCTACCTGTGGCCTGCGAGGCTTTTTTGCCATTACCTTTTTTGTCTCGCCACTCACTGACCCCGGTGACAATGGTCATGGTCGTGGCATCTGCGGCGTCATGCCATAGATCTGTGGTTGTTTCTAATGGAGTCCAGAGTGCCATTATTCATTGCCTTTTGTAATATATTCAGTATGGCCACACATGCCGTCCTGCCATGGACGATCCTTGGCAGGACGATTCTGGCACTGGATCGCGTGGGTTGCAAACACACTGCGATCGGTCAGTGATAGCGGCATGATCACGGCAGGCTTTCCGCAGACCCGGCATGTGGTGATGTTATCAGGATGCCGGCGTGGTGCTGGTGATATCGCAGATAGAGGATGATCATGATGGCGCGAATTAAGCTCAGCCTCTATCGCGCCAGCAATATCATCGCAAGTGGCGAAATTACGCAGGACAACAGCCATATTCTGGAGATCACGATAGCTGAGGGCGGTTAACATCAGCACACCCATTTCCACATATATTTAGTGTGTGCCGCATACCACGTCCTGCCAGTTGTTTCGGTTAGTTGTTCCCAGAAACAGTGATCTGTGATGTATACGGCGTTGGGCTTAAACAATAATTCGAACCCATCGAAACAGGAAAAATGCTCGGCGTTGCTTGGATCAACTGGATACATATCGCAACGGGGATATGCATCAACTCCATAATAGTTTGCGTGTGTATTCTGCCACACCCGATACTGCCCTGCTATTAACTCAAATATTGGTGATCCATCACTGGCGTGGCCTATCAGATTTGATTGATCCCCCCTGATGTCACATGGCCTGACAGTGGTCGGTTGGGCCAGATTGAGCCACGATCCGACCGTCGATCGTATTCCATCACTAATAACGGAACACCCGTCGGTAACCTCAATCGGCGCAAACCCACAGGCATTGTGCAGGGCATAAATCCAGACGCGCGGGGAATCGGTAAAGCCATCACGCAAATTCCCCTGTTGGTTCAACGCAAATCCCTGACCGCGCACCGACCAATGATAGGGAGGGGCGCCGCCAGAAACCTGGACGAAACCAGCGGTATTGGGGGCCAAGACCTCTACTGAATTCTCGCTATCCCAAACGATCGGCATGGCCTCATCACAGCAGTTCTTTGGCCTGATTACCGTCTCTTCATATCGAGTCCCGCATCCGTATGGAGTAATCGGCCCAAGGGGAATAAATTCAATTGGCCCAAGCCATTCAAGGGTCATCTGGTTGCGAATTTCCTGTGATAAATCCTTTCCACCTTCAATCCGTGATGTTCGTGTGCTGCACCCATCATGCTGTCCATCAACGCAACATTTTTCTCTAAAAAACCAAGGTTCTGTAACCGGTGATCCAAAGGGAGCAAGCGGAAAATAATCAATGCAACCATATTGAATTACTGGCTCAGGTGGTGGTTCTAGCTCGGGTTCTTCGTCTGGCGGAACCCGGGTTAATGCTGAATACCCACACACCTCCTCAAACAATCCTTCGTCTACTTCTGGTGGATTTATATCAGCTCGATAAACATGATAATGATAAAAAGCCAAAATATTTGCGCCCTGAGATTCCCCAAGTTCAGATCCAACATAATTTGGAATACCTGGAATTTCTACGGTAACCAGATCATAAAGAGTTCCAAATTCAGCCCGAAGCGATCCAGTTACCTCAACTCCCCAAAATAAAGTATTTCCTAATGCCTGAATTGCCGGCGGAGTAATCACGCCGTTTTTACCAATTACCTGCCCCAACCAAGAAACTCTCAATCCAGTTTGAACTGGAAATGGAAGAATAACAGAAGATTCGTTTTTTACATTCTGATTAATACTCACCGATTCTGAAGAAAGAACGGTTTCAATAATTTTACCAACACTCAACCTCAATGTATAAGGAACATCAGGATGACTTCTAATAATCTTCAAATCAGTTTGATAGGTTCCAGACCTCAACATTTCACAAGCTGACATATCAACTTCAGTCTTCTCACCTATCTTATCAAGAACATCATCCATATCCTCAAAAGAATCCGGGGTAACAGGCTCTTCCGGGGCAGCAGGCTCTTCATCTTGACTCTCTACGCATAAAGTCGTATCAAACAAGGCATCGATAGTATCGGCAACAAACCCGACAGTTGCTCGCTCATCTTCAACTACCTGCTCAATAGTTAACCAATACTCATCTTCCGGAGTCAATTCTGAAAGAGGTAACTGGTATCTGAGAATTAAATTTTTATAACTCATGGGGTCAGATCCTGGCAGAAGTTGAAAGGATCTTTCCCATCTATAATTGCCACAATGGTATCTTCTTTACAGGTTGAATAATAAACTCGCCTGGTTGAAACTTCTTCACATAGATGAACCAGAGTCTCGTACATATTGGGACAAAATTCCAAGATGTCTTTTACGCATTGAGGAATCTCAATTTCCAACTCTTCTGTTTGAGTAGCACCATCCAAAGACAACCAATCAACCGTAACGGTACTTTCCAAATTTTCTATTTTATAACTATTCAATTTAATAATTGGAGGTGGAGAAAATACGATTCTTCTGTCTTGAATTTGCTGGATTACGTTGTTTCTCAAATCTTCTTCAGTTATTTCTTCCTGAGTCATCGGTTTATTGAGGATCATCGTCAAAAGATAATATCCACCAACCGCCTTTCCCCTAACTCGAAATGCTCCAAATACTTCTGTAGAAAATTCCAATCTTTTATTTGTTATGGTAATGCTTGGAGCCGGAATACTATCGCCATAAGAATTGAAAGTTGGTGTTTCCCATTCAACAGAAACATCTTCCATGTAATACGGAAGATCCCAGGTATTCGAGTTATTCACAAACCCGGAAAATTCTCTTGGTAAATTAACGATCTGAACTGGACCAATAGTTCCCAGCGAAGCAGCTAAATTATAAAGTAAAACTGGATCACTCGGCCAGGCATAAAAGCCCAAATAAACATAAATATCTGATCCGATAAACTCAACAGGGCAACCAATCGGCTTATAAGTTCTTGCTGATACCCCTGTTACTGCCAAAGTCCACATCTTGTAAATGTCACGAATCGAGGCATAATAAAAAAGTTTTGACTCCAGTTTCTGTTCAAGTTTCACCCAAGGTTCTTGTTCGCTATCAAGAAGCAAACTTGAATCTGGACTAATCCTTATCTGGAGATTTTTCTCACTCATCAAATTGCCTCAAGCCCAGTACAATAATCAATATCAATATATTCATCTTCTGGCGGAACATGGTCTGGTGGTTGATCGTCCGGTGTGATATCAAGTTCTGCATTTCTATAATTGCATTCTTCGGTCTCGGAACCTTCCGGAATATCCATTTCCATGTAGGTATTTCCACCATCCCAACAAGCATAAACAAAAGACTGAAGTTGATTCTCCTTGGCATCAGGTCTTGGTTGAATATTTAAACCATAAGTATGCCGACAAACTTTATATGTTATGATGAGTGTTCCATATACTTTTTCGGGAAGTGAAGCGCCATCGATTGTAATAGTAGCTTCCGGTTTTGGATTTACTATATCACCCTCGGAAGTATAAACAGGCCCTATCCATCCAGACGAGACAATCTCCAAAGCCGGATATTTGAGCCCTAATTCTAATTCAAGATCGACTTGGATCTCTTCACTAAACTCTAAAATTTGAACGCGCCTTGACGATAATGATCCCCAGGAACAGCCGATTATATAGTTGAGGTCTTCCCTCGATGGATATGCATATACATTCCCATCAATAATTGCAGGAGGACAGTTCGGCTCTGGCTCGTCTTCCTGGAAAAGAATCGAATTTATAGTTGCATACACTCCGAACTTCGTTACGTACCCGAGAAAAGAATCCCAGGGATCTTGCTCAAGCAAGACGAAGTCATCATTGTTTTTATTTCGTCTTGCTTGAGCAATTGAAATCCGGAGTGTATGCTGCCTGGAAGTCATTTTAAACGGCCTCTCCTACTATCACCTGAGTGGTTTTGTTATTGGCCAAACTGGCAGATCCAGCGGGAACAACCCGCTTCTGACCAATACCAATAGCGGCCGGATGAGTGGTGAAAGTCACAGTATCGCCAGCCTGCCAAGTCCCGCCCCAAGCCTCCAGTTCAATTGTAAAATAAGGCTTGGTAAATGTGGTATTATTCGGAGTAAAATCACCGGCTGTCGTTCCCGTTCCAATCGTACCAGTCAGGCTATCTCCGGTTAGGGCATAATTGGTTGCATCAGTAAAGGTCAATGTCCAATCTTCATCGACTGTACCAATATTATCCAAAATAATTGGATAGGTCGATGTATCAAGAGTACCAGCTGTACTTGTAACAACCGGAGTAGTTACTGATGTTTCTATATCTGCTGTCGGAACAATCAAACTTGAAACCCTTGGTGAAGAAATAGTCGGCGTTCCAGCAGCAGTATAGTTATTCGCAATTACCTCATCAACAGTGATAGTAATTTCCAAACCGCTGACAGATGGGGTTCCATTTATAGTCAGAATCTCTTCATTTCCGGTAAGAGCATCTGCTGTTGCTTTATCGGTTAATTTAATCTTATCTCCATCAGCGAAAATCAAATCAGCACCAGAAGCAAGAGCAGCATTTTTAACTATTACAACAAGAGTCTGAGCACCGGCAGTGATGTTGTTTTTCAGGTAAGCAGTTCCATACTTCCTTTCCGAATCATTACCAGTTGAATACCCAGTCAAATCCTCAATAGCATCTCTCTGACCCATTAAAAACATGGTCACATAATCGGTAGCAGAAAGGGTCGGAGCATCAGTATAAACCGAGGGATCAATTAGAGTTCCATCGGCATCATCAGCTACTTTCCAGAATGTTTTCTTGTAATCGAAAAACCCCGCAGTCCTCTGGGCGCTGGTCACATGAGGGAAAACGTTCTGAACAACTCCGCTGGTAACCGGAGCGGCACCATCCATTCGGCCATTGGCTTTTTGTTTGTAAACCTTTAGATCAGAATTCTGCATTATGCCCTCATCAATGTAATTGTTCCAATATATCTTTCGTTAGCCGTAAAAGTGGATTGCCACAGGGTTTTTTCAACAGCAAAGCCATCAATCTTGATCTTTACATTTATTGTTTCTCCATGATAATTCAAGGAGATAGTTTCACCAGATTGCCGGAATGCTTCTAGCGATGTAAGTTGAGCCTGGGTAAAATAACCTTTCCTGATATCATCTTCCTCGATAGCCTCAAGAACTATTTCAGCCGTTCCTGCAGGCCCGCGTTGAGGAATAACCTTTCCACCAAGCGTTACTCGTTCATTACCAGAAACAATAGACTGATTGAACCTTCCTCTCCAGGAAACATGATCATTAAGCGATACGCCACCAAGGGTTATAGACATTATGATCTCCTGAGATATCTCTTTTGGAGTTCAGCGAAGATCCGTTCCCCATTTCGATTGTCTGCTCGTACTGTTATCGGTTCTGGACTGCCGGCAATAAAATATTTCCTGATTGATTCTGAAGTCGATTCTTGAGATACCTGTTGAACCGGTCCTCCCATTGCAAATGCCTGCCGTGGAAATCCAGGCATTACAGGACCACCTATCCGGAGTTTGGGGAGAAGATTCTGAACCACTGTTTTCCAGTCTCTATTATTAAATGCAAGAGCGGTATCCAAACCGCCTTCACGAACAGCTTCCTTTCTTTCAACAACCTCACCGGCCTCAAGTACAGCTGGGATCTGATCTCCACCGCCATATCCAGGAAAGTACATCCCTGCTGCTGCGTGTGCCGCTTGTCCGCCGAATCTGAGGGCCTGGATAGCTCCACCGAGCATATAGCCCGCTACAGAGCCTCCTGCTGACTTCTCGCTGATCTTTATCCTGGATGCTTCTGTCTGGACTTTCTTGATTCCGGTAAGCATCTTATCAATTGCAGAGTCAGCAGCTTTGGCAGCATCTTCCCAGACGTTTGTCCAGACTCCATCAATCAATTTAATTTCTTTTCCAACTCCTTTTACATCCTCGACTTGCTTCTTCGCAGTTTCTGCTGATCCTTTCTTTGCGCCTTCAGAGACGTTGGTCCAGGTTTCACCAATTTTCTTGACCTCAGTTTCGATTCCAATAGCTCCATCTTTCGGTACAGCCCATAAAGTTTCACTGATTCTCGTCGCCGTTTTATTGAGAGATTGATCTATATTTGTAAAAACAACATTGGCCGAATTAGCACCATCCTTCCATGCCTTATCAAAAGCAGCACCCATAGCCGGGAAGGTCTGCATTGTTATTTCATTTGATTTCGTTTTTACATCTTCAAAAAGTTGAGCAGCAACAGTGAAGTTACTCTCTTTAATTACAGAATTTGCTGCATCTATTTCGATCTGCTTACTGCCTTTCAAGGCTTCATCCCTGAGCTGGATCATCCGCTCAACACCAGCAATTGCCTCAGCAGAGCCCTGTTTTGTGCTGATGAGTGTTTTACCCCCTTCCTTTACTTCTTTATTCAGTTTGACGAAGCGCTCTTGTGCCATATCAGCATATTTAACAGCCTCATCAAAATTCCCTGCCTTGGCCGCTTTCTCTGCAGCCTGTTCATATTCCTGAGCCTCTTTCTTGATGTCTTTCCAGGCAGAGAAATCATCCATTCCAGACTGCCGAAGTGAACGGATAAGTTCTTCACCAGACATTTGATTCTGGGCTATCTCGTCGGAAATCTTCTTTATAGCATCAGCGTGTTTCTCATACTCATCTTGGAGAGTCTTCAATGATCTTGCCTGATTGTCTTTAAAAGACTTCAGGGAGTTTTCCATTGCTCTCTGAGCTATAGCGGCCTCACGAGGAGCAGACTTCCAAGGATCGGAAATGCTTTCCTGAATGGCATCCTTGATCTTGGCATCGAGAATTGATTTCTCGAGTTCAGAAATTTTCGCCTTTACAACACTGGCCTGCCTTTCTATTTCGCCAGGATCAGGAAAAAGTGACCAAGTAGCTTTTTGATTTTTTAATCCAGCAATTTTCCTTTCGACTTTTTCAACTTCAGTAAGAATTCTACCAGTATTGAAATCCCTCGTTCCAGCGGCTACGTCAAGCAAATTTTGGATGTTTTCGGCAAACCCTTTATAAGCCCTGGCACCTTGTTGGATACTCCCGGTCTGCGTCTTTTCGAGTTCATTATTAAGAGTCAAAACCCCCGCTGCTGCAATAGCCGCTTGAGGCCCAAACTTAGCAAGTACACCGCCAACGATAGCAAGCTGGCCTATTCCTGGAGTCCCTAATGCATTTGAAAGACCTTGGATTGCCTTTCCGAAGGCAATAGTTCCTTCCAGAACAGACTTTATATTTTCTCCCCATCCTTTTAAGTTTGTTTCATTAAGAACGTTACCAAATTTCTTCAGTCCGTCTGTAATAGAATCAACAAGAACACCAAAAGCCGGTTGAAACAGAACTCCCAATTTAACTTTGGTATCATCAATATAACGTTGAAGCGACAACCACTTCTTCATTGGGGTTTCCATTGCCCCAGCATAAGCACCAGCTATTTTCGGACCTTCAGCAAGTACCGAATTCATCCTGGCCGTTGCTTTTTCACTCTCTGTCAATTCTGCCGTTGTCTTATGAAGAGATGCAGCCATTTCAACATAAGAGTTTTGAAAACTTACATTCAGACCAATAGTACGAAGGATCTCAATCTCACCAGAACGGATACCCATAATCATCCGCTCAAATGCTTCTGACGAATTGATATTACCAATTACTGCTGCGTCCTGGGCTATCCTGGCAAGTTCCGAACTCTTGGAAAGATCAATCTGGGCCTGAGACATCTTGGTTAAAGTCTCACGAGCAGAAGTCATGGAGATACCCGTCTTCCGCAACTCCTGCTCGTATTTGGCCATTTCCCGAGCTGAATATCCAGCATTCTTCCCAACTACTTCCATCACCACACCAAGAGTATCAAACCTGGCTGTGGCAAAAGTTACTTCTTTAATGGCTGTAGCAACAGCAGCAACAGATGCTATCCCAGCAAAATATCCAGCAGCTCGTTTAGCAAAAGCGGCGATATTCGTTTCGGCTTTATTCAAGCCGGAAGTATCAGCCTCAATCCTGGTATACAATGAACCAATATCAATCATTTCTTGCGCCTTTGTTTGCTTTTTCTGCTACCAAATGCCGATTTCAATGCCGCTGCCATCTCTTCCGGGGTCTGCTTCTTTTTCTCAATTACTTTCGGTTCGACCAAAGGATTTGGGACAAAGTCTTCTGGAACCCAGTATCTTCTCTTCCCTGTATCCTCATCTTTGCCTTCTAGTACTGAAAAATTCCCTACTGTTGCGCAAACCATTCCAAACAGCTTTGATTCGTGTACCGCCCCAAACGGTTCTAACTCCGCATATGCTATCCACTCCGCCACCTGACTTGCCGTTAAGTGTTGGAGTAGATGATCAGGGTGCGGGTATCCTAGTTCGCGACAGAGTCGGAAGAGGAATCGTCGTTCGGAACGGGCTCGGAGTTTTTTGTTGTTGCTGCAGCTGCCTCCTCATTCATTCCGGAAAGTCTCATTCCAACATCAGAAAGGCGGCTGGTGGCCCTGGAGGATTTGCTCATCAAATCAGGGATATCAAGGTCAGAAAACATCAAGGTTCCATCCTCATTGACGACCGTTGCGATCAAGACTCTGAGCCTCATTCCCCCGACTTCATTGCTTTCCTTCTTGACCACCCAGGCATCAAACCGATCCCTGGTAGCAGCGTCCATCTCCTGAACCCACACAGAGCCGCCCCACTCAGGAACAGGCACCAATTCTCTCTTCAGTTCGGTGGCCTTTAGTACATCAAATTTGCCCAATACTTTTTCGCTCATTCTTTCCCTCTTCTTGGTTATTTGTTGCTGGTTGAACTACTTTTTAAGTGGACTGGAATCCGCTCTGGCCGCTGACTTTGATCGTTACCGACATGGTGATCTTATCATCCAAAGGAATCGAATTCCCAATATCTGTTACAAGGCCGGAGAACTCAAACGTGCCGATTGATCCAGGGAAGACGATCTGATAATCAACGAGGGTTTCAATCTCGAAATCATCATTCATGTCGTCGTAACCGGCCCTGGTAAAGTTCATGTCCATGACCACCTGGCCCCCATCCCGAAAGGCAGCGATGAACTCCCGATATCCACCAGTCGAATCCAAACTGGTAACATCGATGACATTCCGTTTCTTGTCCGGCCCTTTGATACTGTTGATCTCTGCAATTGCTGCAAAGGTCGCGCTGCTCAACATGTTCGACCGTTTAAAAGTCGTTCCTACACCAGATACCGCATTTGACATAATGTCCTCCTATTGTTTTAACTGTTACGCCCTTTTGATCCGCAGATTGCACGAAAAAATAGGTCTTCCTTGTGTATCATTCCCAACATGAAATGGTTCTGTTAATTTCCAAATTAAAATATAAAGTGTACTGTTTATCGTTGTATTTGCCAAAGCATGAAGTTCGGCCATAATTGCTTCCATCTTTGCCCAAGCCGTTTCATACCCTCCAACCTTTCCTCGAACCAATATCTGAATAGTAGGATTTCTTATATTTGTCGGATCTGGTGTCATTCCGGAAGTATCAAATATAGCCGTAGCCAATACAGAAGTTTCTGGTAAAAGAGAAATAAAAAGATTTGTACCGAAAGTAAAATCAAGCGTCGAACTGGAATCGTCCGATTGACTCAAGAGGTAATCTTTTATGTCTTTGGAAGGAGAATTCATATCATTTCAATGTTTTGCGCGCTTAATTAAAATCTGGAGAATACGATTTTTGTTTTTAAATAATGCCTTTTCAAGAAACTTATTTGAACCAGAATTAAAATTATAATGCGACGGCATCTCATGAACCCACAAAGCATAATTGGCCGTATATCCTACGATCGCATTGAATCTATGTTTTCCTTTATTTACAATCCCTCTTCCTTCAGATATTTGACTTGAATGATCACTGGACATTTTGCCGGCATCAGAACCTGTAAAGTTTGGAGTTGGATTATCTTCTCGTTGATCGGTTACAAGAACAAATGCGCTATTCCTAAGATTACCAAGATCAATCGGAGTTCCTTTAACGGAATCGTATTTTACTACCAGAGCAGCTTCGGTCAACCCTTCCTTGGTATGGAGTTCAATATCAGAAATGGCTTTGTTCAGATTCTTCAAAACCAGCGATAAGCCTTTCAGTTCACTCATACCAAAAATGCTTTTCGTAAAAATTGATCTGCTTTAATTGTCGGGATCTTCTCAAAACCTTCGATGGTCAGTGCATCTTCTGTTTCTGGAGTTCCGCTACTATCGACATCCGCCAATAACATCAAGGCCATCCTACCTTTCATATCAAAATCCGTTTCAGAAAGAACAACAACCCTGGAAAGGACTTCCTCAACTCCATTTCCAGCGCCTTGAGAAGTCAAAAACTTCTCTTGCTTTACAGTCCAGCGAACATCTACTTCAATCGGATCACCATAAGTATATCCACCATACCCATCCGGAGTTGGAGTTGGCCAGTAAACCGCTTTCTGATTGAAAAACTTTCTGAGATTCATCAGTGGTACCCAATCATATTTAAGGAAGCGGATTTGCTATACCCATTCTTGGCTATCTTCCCAAGAGTTCCGGAGGTATCCAAGAGAATTGCCATCTGACCATAACTGGTACCATTCAACCCCATGCCCCACTGCCCCTGATAAGATTCGGAAAGAACATCGACGCCAGTTGATTTAACTCTCTGATCCTGTACACTCAATACATGAGCGGCAAGATATCTCTCTATCTCCTTCAGGGTTTCGTCGGTCAATCCGGCAGTTTCCAGCCAGGAAGTTACCATCATATTTGCCGTATTGATAAAAACATCGATATCAGTCAAGGTGGTATCGATAATGGCAAAAACTTCAGCGTCAGTTACGCGAGGCATTACTTGCCCTCCTCATTGAACCATTTCGGCTCGATAAAGGCTTTGACCATAGGCTCGTTGAATACCAAACCAACACTCTCTATCAACTGCCTGGCATAATCCCAATCTCCAGCACAAAGTCGAGATGGCCAGAAATCAAATATATCCAGCTTAGCAGTATGCATTTCAGCAAATCTTTTCTCATGCTGATCTATCCAAGACTGCCAACCCGCCTCATCCCTATATGCCCGCATGAATCGAGTTAATTGGCAACTCCTGATGATGTCTTTATGGTCCCGATGGATAATTATCCACTTCGCTTTTGGAAAGGCTTTATGCCACATATACCACATCCCAGCAGCCTTGGTACACTTGCAGAACCATTCACCACTTTTGTATCCTTGAGACATCATAAGTCGCTGAACAATATCTCTCCAATGATCTGCTTCCGGTTGGGAAACTTCAAAGACCTGGCGATTGTTCGGGAGTGGCTTCTGGCCCATTGGATCAGCACCAATCTTTTTCAGGTATGGTTTAACGATGTCGTTTCGGAGTTTGCAGTTCTCGAACATCCCCTTCTGGGCATCAATACTAGGGCCATACATCTCCCCACCAAAAGCCCCACAGATATTGAGCATGCCTGCCGTCATAGACGTTCCAGAACGGGCGCAACCAACTACCAAAATCGGATCTTTCATGCATGCTCCTTTACAATTTCTTGCCAAAGGGTTGGAACTTCGAATGGTCTGGGTTTACCATGGAAAACGAGCACTTTACAATTCGAAGATATCCCACCAGAACAATGTCGCTTGTATGAATAAATGCTCTCCGGGAAAGCGTCTTGTAATATTTTTGGGATGACTCTTTTCTCTCTCAGTTTGGCATTCGTATAATCTTCCTCTCCACGAAGTTGCCTGGAGAATTTCTCATAATCGAATTGCTCATACAGCCAGGACCAATCTCCATTCCATGCCATAATTCCTGAGATGGTTCTGACTGGAGGCCGGAAAGAACGAATCATCCAAAAGTCTTTTTCAGTGGAGTCAGTGGCCACCTTAAACAGGTCGTCAATATTTCCTCTGATTACAGTATCAATTCCAGTTACAACGGTAGGGCCAACATTCCGGAAGACCTCAGGAACAGACCACCAACCCGGCCAATTATTAATCAGTGGGATAGAAACAACACCATCGATTTTTTCATTGGAATCTGTAAAACAAATGAAGTCGTAAGGAATCGTCGTATTTGCTCGTACCTGCGCTGCAAGAAGCCGGACGTGTTCTTCTATATAATCCCCGCCTAACTTCAGTACACAAGCAAATACCGGCATTGTTGGCTTCATTCCACTAACCTCCACAGATTCGTCCGCCAGGGCTTGGGATCACCATGGAAAATGATGATTCCCGGATCTTTCACAAGGTTCTTCCGAATATGGAGTTTGTAATTACAAATCCCTGCAAAGTATTCTTGGATTGCTGTTAAGTCGACACCTTTAGTCAGCAGGGCATCTATCTGGTAATTTTCATCACCACGATGGAGTTTTGATTCCTTCTCAAAGTCAAACTCATCATACAACCAGGACCAATCACCATTCCAAGCCTGCATCCCGTTTATAAATTCTCCCGGATGAAAGAACGAATCCAGCAAAAAGAAATCATCTTCCGGGATATGGCAAACCATTTTCAGGAGGTCGTCGATATTCTTCAGGATCATCGTGTCTAGGCCAATGGCGACCGTCGGCCCCTGGTGTTTCCAAAGTTCGACACATGACCACCAACCGGGATAATTCTTTTCGAGTTCGACCGTCTCTATTTCCAAGAGTTCATCAGCCTGATCTGTATAGCAAACAAAACGATAAGGAATCGTCGCATTGCGTTCAATCTGTCTTGCGAGTGCTCTTACATGGCCGGGGTAATAATCGCCACCAGAGCGAAGGCAAACGACTATTGAAGGTATCTGATCAATCATAGCCATTCACTCTCCGGCACCATACCAATCTTAACTGCCCGACTCTTTCCGTGAGGAACCCCCCATACTTCACCGGCCGGGATATTCTTCGTCACAAAAGAATTGGCATGAATGAAAGCGTTCTTCCCGATATTTACGCCAGGAGCAATCACGGCCCCGGCCCCAATCCGAGCGCCATTGCCGATAACGGCCCGCTCGATCTTTGGAACTGCCCGTCCCTGATTGGCGATATTCTTCTCGTTGGTCATTACTACTCCAGGACCGAAGAAAACATTGTCACCGATCGTGACCTCTGCGGTAATATGACACTGAGATTGAATAGTCGTATTGTTTCCGATTTTCGTATCCCTTTCAATCACCACATTATGGCCGACAATCGAGTTCTCGCCAATCTCCACGTTGTCCCGAAGAACAACAAAATGGAAAATCTTAGCGGTCAGAGCCAACTTGACCCCTCGATCAATTACAACGTATGGGCTGATAAATCCTGACATATGGCCTCTAATGGTTTTCGTTCAAATGTTTCAAGAGCGCCGCCGACTGTTGCGTTTATAATCTTCAATCCTACCTGATTTGCATCCCTGGCTATTACTGGCCAGTACTTCATAAACCTTGGGTATGGGTCGTGTAGTCTTCCTGCTTTTTTGTCGAACCTGACTTCATAGTCGTTGTGCCAATGAGACTGCGTATCCTTTGGATCAGCCGGATTCTGCATATCGAAGCCGAGTAGGACGACAGTTGTTGCTCCAAGCCAATAGGCAAAATTGATCGCCGAAGCCCCGGAGTTTCCATTCCAGGCAATACCATTTCTTCTCTTGATCTCAATTCCAGATGGTTTGCTTCTGCCAACATATTTCACCCTGGCCTTTCTTTGCCCTGGAAGAGTAGCAGCGCAAGTTGCAATCAGTCCGCCATACTCTCTTATGGCCGGTAAATTCTCTTCGTACCATCCCTTATCCCCGAACCAACAAGCATCAATCCAAGGGCCGAGTTTATATGCCTGATTCACTCCAATCACTCGGTGATTATGGATGAGTGATAAATCCTGTTTTAAAAGACTGGCCCCACCACCGATAATGAAGACAGTCGAGCCTGGCCATAAGGCCGGTATTTCCCAGAAATCAGCCACGACGAGCAGCTACTATTGCATCGCGTAGTTGATCTTCTGTTTCGTACTCTTCGAGGATCTCAATTCCTTCCTCTTCCATAATCCCGATCAGAGAATCCCAGTCAAGCTGCTCAAACAAGTCAGTATCAGGTTCCGGGATGATCTCCATCATTTCGCCCATGATCTTTTCAGCCTCAGCCTTTTTCATCGGCTTGTCATTCAGGGGCTTGTCCGGATTATCAGGATTAATAATATTGTACATCCACCGGGATACCTTAACCAAACCCAGGCCGTTTGAAGTATTGGTTAAATCTGCTTCTTTTGCTATCGGCAAGCTGGTCCTTTTGGTTACCGGAGTCAGACAGTCGTAATCGTCAATAAATGACCCAAGAGCAGAACCATCTACTTCAATTATATTGCCAGGCACGACCGAATATCTCTTTCCGTCAAACTTGAAGCAATGCCGTCCTGTTTTTGCTTTCTTTCTGTATTTACAAAGACTCATAAAGCCCTCCTTGCTGGTTATTTGGATGAAATAGAATGGTGGGCGCAATCCACCATTCTAGTATCATTTTGCCTTCTTTGTGGGCGCGGATTAAGCCTTCAGAATCGTTACACCACAATTACCATTCTGATCAGCACGAATCTGCGGAACCATGATCGTCATGACCTTATAATTCGTGGTCATCCCGCCGCCCTCAGTCCACTCAACAGTGGTAAGGGGCAGGCCTTCAACCATCCGAACAACGTCCGAAGTCATCTGGACCAGGATAACGTTATCGGCGGTCAGTTTGTCAACGACTTTGACCTCAGTAATGCCGGCGATTTCCAAGATACGCTGACGAATGGTCTTATCGGATTCAGC